TCAAGCCGCCATCAGGTTGTCGACGGCGGCGCGAAGGTCGTCAAGGGTTCCGTCGTTCTGGAGAATCAGATCCGCCTGCGCCGGTGGCTTCTCCGAGGGATGATCCGACAGCGGGCCGACCCCCGAGCGCCGGACCTCGATCAGCATCGCGCCACGGGCGCGAAGCGCCTCGGCTTCATTGGGGTACCGCACGCTCTCCTGCGCAACCCTCCCTCCCCCCGCGATGATCCTGTCCGCCTTGGCGAGCCAGAGCGAAAGCCACAGATCCGGCCGGATGCAGACCCTCCCCCACTCGGTTCCGAGCGTCTGCTGCGCCCAGGTCGAGGTGACCCCAAGTTCCGGGATGACCTCCCGCTTCAGATCTCCGTCCACATACCGGGCGATGGTTTCCTCATCGTGCCCGATTTCCCGCAGAAGAGTGCCCAGCATGGCCTTGAGCGGCTGGACGATATGGAACGACTGATAACCGTGACGCTCCCGCAGGAGGCGGGCCACCTCGCTCTTGCCGGCGCCGGCATAGCCCATGAGGCCGATGAGGCGAGGTTTCACGCCCGCCACTTGCCGTCCTGAAACGTCACCAGCGTGCGCTTGCCGTTCGGATAAGTGAGCGTGTGCGCCTGCATCCATGAGGAAGGTCCCGTGTTGTAGCCATGGTCCAGCCGAGCCGACACGCCGGCGATGTAAACCCCTTCCAGGATCGTCGGCGTGTGGGTGTGGCCGATGTTCATTTTGCGGGCCACGCGGCTCAAGGAAGCCGCCGAGCCGCGGGAGCCGTTCGGCCCTTGGTGGCCGTGCTGGCCGCATTCGATGGCGCCGACGCCTTGGCAGATCTCGAAAGAGCCGCCTTCCGGCACGAAGGCAATGCCCGCAAGCCCCTTCGGGTCGCGGGTGGCGAGCGCGTGCCTGAACAGGGAGAACCGCTCGGCACCGTCGTCAAGCGGGTCGCGGGTGGCCTCGACGCGGCGGGCGGCGAAGCGGGCTCGCTCCATCTCAAGGAAGAACTCGGCATTGACCGGATCATGCCGGTAGCCGCCGCCACCGAGGGAATCGAGCCAGCGGTCGAGGAAACGGTCATGGTTGGATTCCACCACCACAGACTTGCACCAGTCTCGCTCGGCCTGGCGCAGGAAGCGCGCCGCCTCCCGGATCTCATCCTCGACGCTGTCGCGGCCCGCCACATGCGTCTCGAAGACGTGGAGCGGGTCCTTCTTCAACTCGTGCGGGTTGCGGGCCTCGAAATCGAGCAGGTCGTGGAAGAACTGGAAGCGCGGCCGCAGCACGTCGACGAGAGAATCGCCGGCCTCAGTCCGGCCGGTCGCCGGATCGTAGCCCCACGTGGCTCGGGCGACCAGCGGGTCGAGCTTGCGCACATGGATGTCGCCCCAGGTCGCCGCCTCAATGCGGTGGCCGCGGGTAACGATGCCGTTTGCCACCACGGCGTCCAGGTCCTGGAAGGAGCCGTCGGGCGCCGCGTTGATCTGGCGACAGAAGATCCGGCCACGTTCGTCGATTTCGACGATGGTGGCGCCGATGACGTGATGGAAGGCCGCCTTCACGCCAGCCTTGCGCTCGGTGTAGTTCGGTACCGTAGCGCAGCCGGTAGTCATGATTTGGGACGCATGGCCGTTGCGCACCCCAGCCACCGACAGAAGCTGCAGCTTGGCGTGGGGCACTAGCGCCCATTGCCCGCGCGCATGGGTGACCAAGTCCGAGATCGGCCGCGCGGCGGTCGGTAGGGTGTTCATGTCAGCCAGGAAGACCAGCGGCCCCAGATCCTCGCGGCGGCGCGAGAGGAACGGCACCAAGTCGGCGGCGAACATCTCCGGCCGAGGGCCGTGCTCGTCGAAAAGCCCGAGCTGGTAGGTGAAGGGCCCCACCTTCACCTCGGCGCCGAGTGCAACCGCATAGGCGTTGAGGTTCGTCCAGAATCCCCGATGGATCTCGGTGGCGTTCTGGGCCGCCGTCACCAGATAACGGCGCACACACGGCAGTACAACGATGCCGGAGCGCGGGGCAACCGGCGACCCCTTCGCCGCGACCTCCTCCGCTGCGATCTTGTCGCGGATGCGCCAAGCGGAACGTTTGCCAACGCCGACCGCCTTTGCAGCATGGGTCGGTACCTCGCCGGCGCGGATTCGCCGTTCCAGTTCTGCCGCCTGCTCAGGGGCGATGTGCTGCCCTTTGACGGGCTTGTGTGCGGTTGTCATGCCGGAACGGCCTCACCGTGGCGTCAGGGGATAGGGCAGATACTTGGCCAGCATGCCGGCCGAGAAGCTGCCGATGGCGATCAGGATGCCGAGAAGCCACCGGGCGCCCTTGGCCTGCAGGAGCAGGTCCCGCAGCTCGGTGACCACCAGGGTGTTGCGCTGCTGCATCTCGGTCAGATGCTCGACCTTGACCTCCAACGCGGCGAGGCGCTCACGGGTATCGTCGCTCATTTCGCGAGCCCTTTCCTCAGATCGTCATAGAAGGCGAGCGCCCGGCGCCCGCATTGCGCCTTCTCCAGCTCGGAGCGGCGCAGGCGGGCGATGAGGCCGAAGACCTGGCTCTTGGTCAGCGCGCCCGGGCCTGGCTCCGGCACGAGGCGGGCGAAGCAGGAGGGTAGGTCTGCCGGCGAGGCCGGCAGTTCAGCGCGCGGTGCGGAAGTGCTGACGCAGGCTGTGAGTGTCAGCAGGATCGAAGCAGACGCGATCCCCGTCTTGAAGGTTCTGGGCATCGGCCTCGGCTTTCTGCTGAAGGTCGCGCAGGAGGGTTTCGTTTTCGGCGTAGCGCGTGGCATCGGCCGTGCGCGCTGCCTGCTCGGCGGTCCAGAGCTGGCGCAGATTGTCCCGCTCCTCGGTCACCTGCTGCAGCTCCGCCCGGCGGTCGGCATCGGCATAGCCTTTCAGGTAGCCGACGCCGCCGGTAGCGATGATGGCGGCAAAGCCGCCGGCGATCATCCAGGGGTTCAGGTTCAGCATGGTCAGAGATCCGCTAGGCAGAGTTCCCGCTCCGCCGTGCGGCGGCGAACGAGGCCCCGGAACTTGATCTTGTTGGCGTAGACGAACTCCATGAGCTTGTCGCACGCCGCCCGGATGTTGCCGGCATTGACGAGGGGAGCGATGCTCCTGCAGTACCGGCCCGTGCCGAGATTCCAGGCAAACGACGTGAAGGCCACCCACTGCCGGTCGGTGATCGCGACCTTGGTGCAGGCGTCGACCGCCGCGCCGTAGCGCTCCTCAATGCCCTTGCGCAGGCCTTCCTTGCACTGCTCGATCGTGCGCCTGTCGCCTTTCTTGACTCCGTCGGTTTCCCCGTAACAGATCGTCCAGGGGTGCCCCTTCGTGGCGGGATCGGGATAGGCGAAGGTCTGAACGCCCTCCCAGCCCCCCGTGAACGCCATGCAGAGCGCGACAGCCGCCGCCGACCGTCGTTTCGTGATCACACGGCCCATGGGTCAGTCTCCGTCTGCTCGGACGCTCCGCCGGAGACGGAGTCCTGCTTGATCACGCGGGCGACCAGGACGGCGCCGAGCAGGACCAGGACGGCCCAGGTGGGCAGTCCGCCGACCTGAAGCACGTATTCGAGGACGATCTCGGCGAGCGCCCCCAGGTAGACCACCTGCGCGCTGAGGCCTTTCGTCAGCACGGTCTTGACGTTGTCGATGAGCTTCATGCTTGCCCCCAAAGAAAAAGCCGCCCGAAGGCGGCTGTGCTGCAGCTGACGGTCAGCCGGGATCACAGATCGGCAAAGGCCGAGACGATCTGCTCTGTCGTGGCGATCTCGCCCCGATCAATCTTCGCGAGCACCTCGGCCCGGCGGTCAAAGGTCGCTTGCACGAACGCCCCGACGGCGGCTGCGAAGGCAATCCCTTCTGCAGCGCTCATCTGAATCGGGCCAGCCGCCGTGTCGAAGTTGAAGACGCGCTCGGGCTCGAGCTGCGCCAGGTTCGCCATGCCGTTGATCAGGGTCAGGCTGTCAGGGTCGGTCTGGACATACAGGCCATTATAGCCGAACCCGCCCGTGCGCTTCTCCCAGCTGACCTTGCGGGCATAGGCCTTCAGATCCTCAGTGCTCACCCGGTCTGCTTCCGCCAGAGCTTTGAGCAGCTCCTGCTCCGTCGGCAGTTCCCTGCCGTAGCGTTCCCGGATGCCATCCGCGTCCGCTGTCTCCACGAACGCCTCGTAAGACGAGACATCCCGGTAGCCATCGAGGATGCCGAGATGTGTCAGCGCACGCCGGATTGCGATTTCATCGAGTGTCATGATCAGCCGACCTTCTGGATGGTGATAAGGGTATATCGGTTTGGAGCGCCAAAGGTATTCGACAGACCAAGCCCGTAGGTCTGCCCTGCCAGCCCAACCTGATCGACGCGCTGTTCAATGCGGAATGTCTTGGTTGATGCTATGTTGATCTCGGTGAAGATGATCGCATAGGAATTCACAAGGTCAGCCGATCCGGCGTCGTTCGCGTTCGCGGTCGTGCTGTAGTCCACCACGACGGCATCGGAGACGTTGTAGAGCCGCGCCATGTGGCGCTGGACGGCCTCACCGAGTACATAGGCTTGGAAGAGATATCGCCCCGCTTGCAGGGTGAACTGATCGGACGACAGGGTCACGATGCCCTTCGGGTCCGCGATAATTGCATTGGTCTTTCGCGTGAACCAGGTGTTGGCGGCCGGCGCATTCCCAGCATTCGTTCCGGACGGCTCCGTGTGCGCGAGCACGGCATAGGACGACGCCTGGGCCGAGATCAAAGCTCTGATGGCCTTGAGGAGCTGGGTCGTGTCGCTTTCGCTCGGCGTCAGCACCTCCTTGATGACGTTGACAATTTCGCGCTGCGGATGCTCGACGGCCCGTGGCGGGATGCGCGAGCCCTGCGTGCCGGCGGCGAGATTGCGGCCGACATAGCCGACGCTTTCGTTGAAGGGATCCGGCGTACCGGTGGGCGCAACATAGCGCATCAGGAAACTCCCGAAGTTACGGAGGCGGAATGGAAGGGGGATGGAGCCTCAGGCGGTCAGGGCCTGAAGCTCGGTGTTGGAGAGGCGCTCGGGGAAGTAGGTGACGCGGCGGATGTAGCCGTTGAGAGGAACCGTACCTCCCGGCCGGGTTCCGAGACGCAAGGTCGACACGACCGGGATAGCGGCCGCCCCAGTCGCGACGGTCGAGCCGCCGCTTGAGACGCCGCAATCGGCCGCCTTGTATGCGCCCGCGATGCGCGACACGCTGCCGTCGGCGATTGCTGAGCCTGGGGCCACATCGAACCCTGTGACACCGCCGCTCGTTACCACAAACCCGCCGATGTTCGGGATATTGCGCGTGATCATCATGCGGTTTGACGCAGTGCCGTCGTCGGTGTGCAGGAGGGTATCGGACGCAAGCCCAGCCGTCCCGGGGTTATGAAGCGCCTCGGCATAGAAGGTACCCTCGACCGGATTGAACTCCGCCCCGAGCGTTCGCGTGATCTGATCAGCCTGGCGCGTCGCCGCAGAGCCCGTCGTGCGGATCGGAGATGTGGCAAAGGCACCCTGCTCAATCTGTGGCGAGCCAATGCGCTCCTGACAGGTCATGCTCACACCGCTGACGTGCGTAACCAGCAGGCGAAACAGCACAAAAGCGGTATTGGCCGGAAGATTGGCAAAGGTCACTTCATGCCTCTTCCAACTCAGTCGATCTGCATAGATGTTCTTGACAGCCGGTGACCCGACCTGAGCACTTGAGGAATTGAGAGCATAGATTAGCAGCTCAATCTTCGTGATGTCCGGATCATCGACGAGCATCTGGTAGAACAGCGAAGCGGTCCAAGTCTCACCAGCGTTTGCTGGAGCGGATCCGATGGGTTGCATAAAATCGATGTAGCGACTGGCGCTTCCTGTCGTTCCACTCCACGCAATATCGACAGTATTGATAGCGCTAGCGGCGTCCACAGCGACAAGGGTCCGCGTCAGCCCTGCCGCCGAGTAGCCCCATCCTGTCGGCGAGCCGTTTACTCCGGCTACGGCACCCACCATCCCGCTGTTCTTCACTTGGTTCGTCCGCGCCTCCTCGACCAGCAGCCCCTTGTCGGTGATGCGCGGCTCGTTCGCCCCAAACGACACCCAGGTGCCGTCGGCCTTCTGCGCCATGCCGGGAGAGTTCCGGGTGCAGGTGAAGGCCGCAGCCCGTTCGACCGTCGTGCGGTCGATGGCATAGACATCGTTCACGAAGTCGAAGTCGAGGCTGCTGCCTTCCATCGACCAGAACGCCGCCGTATAATCGAACACGACAGTGGTGTGCAGCGGAGCCAGGCGCCGGAACACGCATTCGAGGTCAGCGGCGACCGCGAAGCCCTCGAGGGGCGTGTCGTCGCACTCGCCCTCGTCGCAGTAGAACCAGGTATCGCCGAGCCCGTTGAGTCGCACCACCCATTCATGGTGGCCGTTGACGTTCACCACCGTGTCGTCGCCGTCACATTCCGAGACGTCGCAGATGAAGTCCGAGGGCTCGGTGATGCTGACCTCGTACCCGATGGAGGCAGCCAGGCACACGAAGTAGGCCGGGCTCGATCCTCCTTGGGCCCCGAAGCGCGCCCGCACGGCATTGATGCGGCCCTGTACGCCGGAGTCAGGCGAGGTGCAGGGATCGGGCAAGCCATATTCCGCCTCCCAGTCCTCGAGAGAGAACGTGATGCCGGAGGGAAAGCACTGCACGGCCGTGTCGAAGGCGGCCTTGTAGAGGTCCGCCATCCAGCCGGCCATGGCCGTCCAGACCTTGCGCATCACCGGCGAGGCGCCCGTGCCGTCGCTGGCCTCGTCCGTGCCCCAGATCACCCCGCGCGGGGCGGTGGCAATCACCTGCGGCAGCAGATCCTCCTGCGCCGGCGCGCTCAGCCGGTCGCCCACGGAGGGCGGCGAGGCAGGCAGCAGCGCGCAAGGCCAGCCGGGCTGAACCGCCATGAGAGGAACTCCTTAGACCGTGGTGTAGGAAACCGTGCCGAGCACCGGATAGTGCGCCGGCGTGGAATAGGTGAGGTATTCGGGCAGCCCCGGCAGGGAGTGGCTTTCCTCGCCCGTGGCGCGCGAGATCGCCTCCGAGATCCAGGCGCGCGGCAACTGGAAGCTCTTGGAGGGGGTTGCCGGCGCGGCCCGGTCGGCGAACATCGCCCTCAGCTCCGCCTCCACCGCCGCCCGGATGGCCAGGGTGTCGTGGCTGAGGTTCGCGATGGTGAGGTTCACCGCTTGCGGCACCGGCGCCACGACCGTGACACGGGCCGTCACCGGGCGGCGGATCGGGTCCTGCACATAGGCCTGCACCGCCGCCACATCGGCTCCGCTCGGGATGCCGTTGGTGCGGTCGGAGCGCAGGAAGCAGATCCAGACCTCGCGCGCATCGCCGATGAAGCTGTCGACGAAGACACGCGAGACCGCGCCCGAGCTTTCCTTGACCCAGCGGATCCAGTCCGTGGCCGATCCGCCCTGGGGCGGGTTGCGCTTGCGATCGAGGACGCGCTGGCGGAAGCTCTCGACCGGCTCGACATCGGCGCCGCCGCCCAAGCCGCCCGATGCGACAGTGGCCGTCGTGCCAAGGCCGGGCACGACGCCGGTATCGACGAGCGTCAGGACCGCCCCAGCCGGTGTGTTGCCGGCGGCTCCGGCGCCGAGCGCCTCCAGCTGAATTGTGGTCGAAGCCCCTGCCCCGACGGCGCTGGCGCGGGTGCGGAACAGCGCCCCATCTCCCCGGCGGAAGGTCAGCCCGAAGGGGATCACCGTGCCGGAGGGGCATGAAATCATCGCCGTGCCGGTCGCTGCCGTGGCCGGAATGCGGGTGATGCCGAGTTCGAAGCCGTGACGGGTCAGCCAGACCTCGTCGGCCGTGGACGCAAAGAGCTGCCGGTAGAGGAAACCCAGCCGCAGGTGCCATTCCTTGGCGTGAAGGGCGAGCACCTTGGCCAGGATGGGAAACAGGTTTGGCCACAGGTCGATGGTTGCCCCTTCCGTCGCATTGGCGATGATCAGGCGCGCGCGCTGCGACAGCTCGGAGAGCTTGGGAACGACGAAGGTCATTGAACCAGTTTCCAGAGAGGATCGAAACGGACGTTCGTGGTGGTGCGGCCGTCCCGGCCGATCACCGCCACCTCGAGAGCGATGCGCCCTTCCGCTTTCTGCACCGTCGCCTTCACGTCGATGCGGGTGGCGGCCCCTTGGCGGATGAGCGGCTGCAGGGCGCGACGGGCCTCATCCTCGACCGCCCTTCCCGTCTCGTCGGTCAGCTCGTGCCGCCGGTAGAGCCAGAGCTTGGAGCCCAGCTCCGTCTCTCCGCGGGAGGCGTCGATGTCGAAGCCGTCGCCGGGCCAGCCGCGGGGGTCGCCGGCATGCTCGTGCCGCAGCTCGTCGGCGGACGCCCGGGCATCGGTCAGCAGGCAGAGCACGATCGCGGTGGCAATCGGGTTCTTTGCGAGGAGGCCGGTGCGCTCGTCGAGCACGAAATCCCCGGTGGTGCCATCGACGATCACGACATCGGGCGGCAGGACCGTGCGGTCGGCCCTGGAGAGAGGCTTGATGGTGAGCATGGAGAGCCCTTTCAGGAGCACTCGAAGGTGGGCGAGCCATTCGAGATCACTGCGCCGCAGCCGCAGACCGAGCCGACACGGGCGGCGGGCTTGCCCTCGATCTCAAGGTTCGGCGAGCCGGTGAGGATGGGCGTCACCCCATGACCGGGGATCGGGCAATCGTGGAGATCGCCGACCCGGGCGATGAGGATGCCGTCGGCATACGTGCGCGCGGAGGACGAGATGATGACCCCGCCGTGATCGGAGGGGTCGCCGAGGCGAGCGACTTTTGGCATTCATAAACTCTTGCTATAATGCCGCCATGGAGAACCAACCGCTCAACTCAATGGACACCGCGCCCACTGATGGCACTTACATCTACGTCTTCAGCGAGAATGGCGAAGGTCTCGATGTAGCCCTCGCGCGCTATTACCTTTTCGGCTTCTGCGATGGGAACATCACTGACGTGAGCGGAGCCAACGACGGTGCCATAGCGTACCCTCTCGGATGGTGGCCGCATTGCGAGCCGCAGCCGATGCTCACAGCGCCTAAGGATATGCCGATTGTAATCCTCAAGAAGGATGGCAATCGCATCTATGGCTGGACATCGCGCTGGATTGAGGCTGAAGCGATGTTCGCTCCCGACTGGCTTCCAAACGATTTGGCCCGCCCCGGCAACAATCCGCTCAATGACGCCATTGGTTGGCTTCCGGCTCCGCTCACGAATTGATCTTCACTTTGCCGTCGGCGGTCATCACCATGGTGGCGGCGCCGCAGACATGCTCGATCTTCTGGGCATGGACGATGCGCATGTTGCTCTGCACGAGCGACACCGCCGAGCCGTGCATGTCGTAGAGCACCGTGCCGCCGAGCTGGGTGGCCTTGGGCCGGTACTGCGGATGCTCCAGGCCGAGGACCGCAACGAGATCCCGCTGCCCGTGCAGGGCCACCCCGATGCCGTGGGAGCCGGCGGGCGGATGGGAGGAGAGGCCGAACGGCTGCACCCGGTGCACCCGGGTCAGCTCCTCGCCGCCGACGCCGAAGAGGGTGACCGTCTGCTGGTCGCCATCGTCCTGCGTCTCGAGCAGCTCGGTGCGGAAGATGTCGTAGTTCATTCCAACAGCCCCTTGCCGGCGTCATAGGCTTTGTCGGACTTGCCCTTCGGCTTCTTGCCGCCATGGCTGCGCGGGTCGACGAAGGTGAGTGCCGCAATCGTGCCCTGATGGTTCTGGGTGAAGGTGACGCTGGACAGGGTCATGTCCTGGTCCACCCTCTCGCTTGGCAGCCTGATCGCCATCAGGCGGCCGGGCTCCCAGAGCAGGCCGTCCGCGTCGCGCCAGGTTGTGGCCGTGATCTGGATCGAGGTGCTCGTGCCCTGCCGCCGCAGGCGCTCCCATTGCGCCCGGGTCTTCAGGTCCTCCTCTGTGCCGTCCCCTTCCAGGAACACGACCAAGGGACGGTATCGGCCGACCTCCGGGTCGTACTCCTTGACTTCTTGCCGCAGATCCTTGGCGCTGGTGCCGAGCGCGCGCTGCGCCTTTGCCGTCACCTCCGAGAACTTGCCCTCGGCCGAGAAGCTCACCCCAAAGCGCTTGATCGGCGGCTGCCCCTCGACCAGCGCCCCGGCATGGCGCTTCGATCCGGCCCGGGTGATGAGCACGCCGCCGTCGGGCTTGCCCATCAGCATCAGGCCCTGCGCGCGTGCCTCCCGCTCCAGGGTCTCGTGCACGCTGTCGGTAGGATAGCGCTGCACCTTCGGGATGGGCTTGAGCGGCACGTCGGCCTCGTAGCCGATGCCGAATTCGTCGAACTCCTTGGCCACGTCCAGGAGGGTCTTGCCCTCGACCCGTCCGGTCTTGTGCCTGGCCGGCGGACAGTCGATGGCATCCGCCGCTTTCGAGCGGCCGGAGACCCGCACCTCGTGCTGCCCGCCTTCGCCATGATCAGCCTCGTAGCGGTCGATGTAGCCGCGGCACAGAAGCGTGCTGTTGGCATAGAGCTCCACCAAGGCGCCAAGCCGCAGCTCCCAGGCGCCCTCGTGCCAGGATGGGTTCGTGGCCTTGAGGCCGAAGGTGATCGCCGCCTGCTCCATCGAGCGGGTGACGTTCACCTCCTGGAAGCCGGCGAGCTTCTTGCCGCCGACCACCAGGGTCACGATCTCTTCGGTCATGAGGCCAGCGCCTCCAGGGAGGTCGGCATGAAGAGCGAGGTCGTCACCCCATTGCGCGAAACCAGCTCCTCGGCCCGCTCCGGATCGCCGTAGAGACGCCAGGCGAGCACCGTCGACGGGAAGGAGCGCATGCTCTCGACCAGCACCACGGGCTTCAGGTCGAGGGACGTGCGCGACAGATGCTCGATGGCGTGCTGCACTGCGTCTGAGGCGGCACGCCAGACCTCCTCGTTGGTGTGCTCCGCAATCCGCTCCAGCGCCGGCTCGGCCGTCGCCGCGAGTTCCTGAATGGCAGCCTGCGCCTGCTGCCGGTCGGCATACTCGATGCTGGCGTAAGCGACGGCGGCTTCGGCGAGCAGGGCCGCTTCAAGGCACGCCGCCGCGGCCCGCGCCAGGCGCGATTGCGCCTGCAGCGCCGGCGAGGACGTGCTCATCAGCGCCAAGGCGTCGTCGTAGAGCGTGGTCATCACAGTCCCTTCACGAACGCGCCCGCCTGTCGGGAAGCGGCGAGCATCATCGGTGCGGCCTGGAGCGGATTGGCAGCCCCGCCGATCTCGCGCACCACACCGGAGAGCGTGCCCACGGCAGTGCCGAGATTGGCTGCCGAGGTGAGGCCTGAGGCCAGCACGCCAGCGCCTGCCACCTTCGAAGCGAGCGAGGCGCCGAGGTCCACCGGCAGCGGCAGGGACGAGGCGAGATTGCCCACCACGCCGCCGAGGGCCTGAGTGACGGTGCCGGCCATCGAAAGGCTGGCGCCGCCGAGCAGGGAGCCGGCCACACCCGAAAGCATGGAGCTCGCCGCGCCGCCGATCAGCCCGGCCGCGGCTCCAGCGAGCCGGTCGCCGAGCGCAAGGCTGGGGAAAGCCGAACCGGCGCCCGCCTCGACGGCCTCGAAATCGAATCCGACATAGCCGAGCCGATCCTTGGAATGGTTCGTGCTGACGTCGCCCGAGATCCGGACCTCGACAGGCCCAAGCATCGGCAGCATCAGCATGCCAGGGCCCGGGGCGGTCAGGGCGGCGACGAGCGCCGCGCCCTGCACGTCGGCCATGTCGTTGGCGATGTAGGCCGTGATCCGGTAGCGCTTGGCCTTGCGGCCCATGTCCTCCGTCTGGATCTCCTCCGAGCGGACATATTCGTGCACGGCCACGTGGCGGCCCGCGACGATCCCCTCGGTCTCGACGTGGAACGGCACCCCACGGAACGACGCCGGCCGCAGGGTCCTGGTCCAATCACGCATGATGGTATCCTATCGCGGTCCGGCCTTAATGTGCGGCATGGAGGTGCCGACATTGGCCTGAATGTTGCCGGAAGACTGAGCGGACATCCCGGTGATCTGGCCGCCGTCGACTTTCACCATCACTTGGACCGTGGCTTTCGACGACGGGTCGAGTTCCACCTTGCCGGTCACATCCACGGGCCGCGGCGGCGGCAGAGGAACGCTGCCGATACGCGGCGTGGGAACGCCTCGGGCATCGCTGTCGTCGCCAGCCCACGAATACGTCGTCTGCCCTGCGGAGTACCGCGATTGGTTTCCGCGGCGCATGACTTCGAGATCATGGTCGGCAAAGAACAGCTTGCGCTCGGTATCCTTCAAGCCGAACCCACCGCCGGCACGCTGACGGTCGGCAAGCTCCCTGAGGTCTGCGGCTCTCGTGAGAGCCGACACCTCATTCGCGCTCCGCTCGGCGACGAACCTGCTGCGCTGCTGCTCCAGAAAGCGCCGGGACGCTTCGCGGCGGATTTCCTCGTTGTCGCTCTTCATCAACTCGTTGAAGTTGAGCGTCTGGTTCTTCAGGAGATGGCTGCCGCGCCCGATGCCGATGTTGTCGACAATCGGCTTGTTGGCCTTTAGATCCTCAAGCGTTCTCCGATCCTTCTCAGCCTGCGGCACCTGCTCCGGCGTCGGCAGCCAGTTCAGGGGATTGAGGGGCGATTTCGGACCAAGCTCTTTCTCCCGCTCCTGCTGAGCGAGCTTTCGGATCCGGTCAGCCTCCTCCATCGCCCGGCTGGTCTTCTCGATGCCGTCGACGAAGCGGTTGACACCCTCCGCGAGGTCGCCCGCCACCAGCTTGAATCCGTTGCCGGCGCGGGTGGACAGCACGTCGATGGCCTGAGTGGCACGCTCGATCCGCCCCACATCGGTGTCGATGGACGTCTGGAAGTTCCTCATCACGGAACCGGCATAAGACCCCTTGTTGGCCACGAGGCCAAGGGCCCTTTGCACGCCATCGATATTGCCGGCGAGAATCGCGATGTTGTCCTGGTACTCCTTGCCGAACATGTCGGTCAGGATCTCGGCCCGTTTAATCGGATCCTTGACCTTGTTGATACGCTCCAGCAGTTTGACCGTGGTCTCCAGCGGCTTCTTCGCAAACTCCTTCTGCACCTTGGCTGCATCAAGGCCGAGTGCCTTGAAGCCGCGACCGCTGCTCTTCAAGAACCCATCGCCTAAGGCCATGGCGTTCATGAGGGTGTTGTAGGTATTCGCCGCCACCTCGGTGTTGACGCCCACCTCCTTCATCGCCGCGCCGATGGCGATGGTCTGCTCGGCCGTCATTCCCGCTTGAGCGCCCACGGCGCCGGAGCGGCGCAGGAACTCGATCAGATCGGGCTCGCTCGCGGCCGCGTTGTCCGCTACATGGTTGATGGCGTCGCCGATCTCTTCGAGGCGACCCTGGTCGGCCTTGTAGATGTTGCCGAGCTCGGCAAGGGCCTGACCGGTCTCCTTCGCAGAGGTGCCCCAGGCCCCCGTCGCCTTGGTGGCATACTCGGTGTAGCGCAGGAGCTCGTGCGCGGGACGTCCTGCGAAGGCCGCCGCGGCGAGAACGTCGCCTACCTCTTCCTTCGACTTGCCCGTCGCCCGTGCCAGATCGAGGATGGCGGTCTCATAGCCTTTCAAGTTCGAGCCGGAGGCGTTGGTTGCCTTCCCGACCTTGATCATCGTGCGCTCGAGCGACAGCGCCTCGTCGGTCACATGCTTGATGCCGAGCGCTACAGCACCCGCCCCCAGCACGGACGGGTTGAGCACCGGAGCCAGAGCGCGGGCGGAGGTCGCCATCATCGCGTTGGAGCGCGAGACGGTCGTGCCGACGGCGCGGGCCTGCTGGTTGAGGGCCTTCATCTTGCCCGCAACCTGCTGGAACACCCGCCCGGTCTTGTCGGCGGCCGTGATGACCGCGCGGGCTTCCATGGTCCGCGTGCTCATCGGTAGCGCCTCCACATCGGGTGCTTGGGATTGTTCCAGACGGCAACGCCGCGCTCATGCCAATAGGCAATCTGGGAAAGCGTCAGTTGGCCGACGCTGCCGGCGTCCCATCCGAGGGTGAAGACGAGGTCGTCTGCTCGCTCGCGGATGGCGCCGGCTGCTCGAAAAAACTCCGAATCGCATCCACGACCCGGAAACTGTCCTTGACGTTGAGCTGCCCCAGGAGGGCTGCGTTCCACGGCGACTGCACGAGGCGCTCCGCATAGGAGCGAACCGCCTCGTAATTGACGTTGTGGATATAGACCCCATCGGCCATCAGGCCTTTGGCTATGGGCTCGCCGAACTCCATGACGTCGTTGAAGACCGGTTCACGAAAGGACACTTTGTCCGAACTCCCCTCGTGCGTCATGTAGGACTGGCTCAAGGTAACTGTCTTCATCGATTGTCCTCGCGTCACGCTCGACCATCGCACCCCATTGCGCTGCGGGGGATGGTTACGAACGAAACCTGATTGCGCGGGCTCGCGCGTTCTGGCAGCTTTGCGGTTCTCAACTGCCAGTTGGAGGCACCATGCGCATCGTTGTTCTTCTGATAGGCCTGATGCTGACGACATCGGCCCTTTCCCAAACGGTCGATCCGAAGAAGATCGAACCGACCTGCAAGAAGAATTGGCCCGTCGAACTCCAGCAATGGTGCATCGAGTGGCTCAAGAACGCCGCCGAAACCAAGGACTGGAAGATCATCGACGCCGAAGACGTCGCGGTCAGCCCTCGGAAGTACGACGGACAGAAGGTCAAGCTGCTTGGCCTTCAGTGCTACTATGCCGATGTCGATGACTTCCGCTGCGTCACTTCAACCCCTGCAGTGATATTCGCCCAGAAAGTGGAGCCCGTCCCCGCGCGGCTATGGCTTCAAGACAACTGTCACCAAATCCGAACGGCTCTGAGCTCCGACAAGTGCCGGATGTCAGTGCGCTTCGTGCTCGACGTCGAGGACATCAAGGAGGACATCGTCTCTGGCTATAAGAAGCGCGTCATCCTCCAGCCACCGATGATCGAGGCCATTCCGACCAGACCGAAGGGCTGAGGCGCTGATCACGCCCTGATCTGCTGATAGCTGTCGGTCTCGATGGTGAGCCCGGACACCTCGCCGGTCTGGCTGTCGATCTCCGGCTCGCCAGCCCAGCGGCCGCGGGTGTAGAGATGGGTCACGCCCGCATCGTCCTCGACGAAGGTGACGTTGATCCGTTCGAGCAGCATCGTCTCGTCCCACCGCAAGCCGACGCCTCGGTCGAAGGTGAGTTCGAGCGAGGCAAGCTTGGGCTCCACCGTGCTGTAGCCGGTGCCGTCCATGTTGACCCCGTTGGTCGGCACGGCGCGGGCCGGCTTGATTTTGGCTGCGCCGCGCCCGGAGACGGTGCGGCCGTTGATGTCGAGGGTGAAGCGACCGCCCTTGGTATCCATGGCGTGTGTCTCCTATCGGACAAGAGGAAGGAGCGGCGCTTACTGAAGCGCCGCGATCTGGCTGTTGAGCTCAGGGAAGATCGTGACGTTGGCCGCGAACACCCGGAGCTGGTTCGCCACATCGAAGGGGATGTAGGCGTTGACCCGGTTCGGATCGCCTGAGCGCTCCACGATCACGAACTGCGCGAACAGCTCCGGCTTCTCGGCTAAGCCTGCCTCGAACAGTTCGCGGTAGGCATGGATGAGCGTCGCCTTGATCTGCTGCGGTGTGACGATGCCCTGCACCTTGCGCGGGTTCTCGTCCTTCAGCACGTGGCGCGGATAGGTCGAGAGGATGCGCTGCTTGAAGTAGCGCGCCGCGTACATGGCGATGTAGAGGGTCTCGACATCGAGATAGGTGATGTCGGGCTGCCCCCAGGCATTGGTGCGGTAGGTGGTCACCACCCGGTCGATGGCAGCCTGTCCGTCGGCGCGGAAGATCACCGCCGAGATGCCGTTCGAGTAGAGCGACTGCCGGTCGGCCTGTTTCCACTGATCGGACGCTGCCTTCGGAGCACGGATGCCCTGCAGCACAAGGGTGTGCAGCGGCGCGGCGATTTCCGTCGCCTCGGTGATCGAGCGCCCGAGATCCTTCGAGAGGCCGACCAAGCCGACGATGGCGGCGACGAACGACCACAGGGGCTGCGGATAATTGTTCGTGCCGAAGATTGACACGTGCTGGTCGTTGCGTCCTTGGCCGAGGGCCGTCTGCGCCGCCAGGTTGCCGTTGAAGGCCGTGAAATAGTGCCCCATCAGTCCGACGGTCGGCGCCCAGCGCCCCGTGCCGGAATCAGACAGGAAGTCGCGCACCGCATTGAGCTGGCTCGCCGAAACGTAGGGCGATCCGATGTGATCGAACGGTGCGTCGCCAAGCGCGGCGAGGGCTGTGGCGAGGTCCACGTCGCCGGTCCCGCCCGACATGGGCGTGATGGTGACGGTCAGGCCTGCCGGATCGATCTCGTCGCCGTCGAGGCCCGCCTCGATGCGGATGCCGTTGCCCTCCGTGCCCACATGCCGGGCCGTGAGTGTCACGGTGCCGGCGGAGACTGCCGTGGTGACGGGCGCGCTCATGGCCCGGTTGAACTTGGTATAGCCGCGGTCGATGGCAGCCTTCAGGGCCGTGGCCACCGTTGCGGCGGTATCGCCCACCGCAACGCCGACTGAATAGCGCTCGCCCGCGACGTAGCGCACCAGGGTGCCTGCGGCGGTGGCTGTGCCGGTGATGGCGATGGAGCCCGCGGCGGCGGTGCCGCTCGGATCCGTGACCGGCAGCAGCCAGATCTCGCCGATGGGATTGTGCTGGCGGGCATAGAGGCACTGGTCGGCCAGCATGGAGCCGGGGCCGAACAGGGCGTTGGGATCGCCCGCGCCGAGGTTCACAGCCTTGCCGATCTCCGCCGAGCCCGCCGATGTCTTGCGGCCGATCAGCAGGGTCCGGGACAATCCGGAATAGGGCGGGACGCCCGCATTCACCTCGAAATAGGCACCGGGCACCCGGATGTTGCCCGGCATGTTGTTGAAGGCGACAGCCATGGACGGCTCTCCTCGAAAATGAAGAGGGCCGCATGATGCGGCCCGGGTGGGGGTTTAGGATTTCGGGGCGACGGGCGCCGGTTCCGGCGCGGGCTCCTTGGGAGGCTTGACCTCCACCAGGTCGGCCCGGACCAGAAGTCCGGACCAGTACGGGTCGCGGGGCACGAAGGCGCCATCCTGCGGCACATTGCAACCCCGGATGGGGTCGAAGATCTGCGCGCCGGTCACGGCGGGTTTGACGTAGATGCGCTCTGACATGGGAGCCTCACGGACGGATGGCCTGCAGCTGAACCAGCGGGGCGTGTTGTTCGCCCTCCCCTGGCTGCGGCCGCGGCTGGGATGGATCGGGGCGCAGGGTAAGGTCGGCGCCCGTGTAGAGCTCCACCTCCAGAGGAGGCAGGGCGTCGTGAATCATCTGGCACGTGGCCAGTGCCGAGGAATCGGCCGGCATCGCCTGGCATACCGTGCGCAGGGGATCCGGCAGGCGGGCGAAGGGACCCGTGGGGATATCCGCCGCATGCCGGTCTTCGCCCTTGAGATTCGCCGTCAGCGTCACGAGGCGGATTGCCAGCTTCTCGCCCACCTCGTCGGTGACGAAGCGGGTGGATTTCAGGCGCGGCACCGTGCGGGTGACCTTGCGGACAAGGGCGGCCGCAGGCCCTTCACCCACCGTGAGGGCCTCGACCGCCCGCTCCTCGATCAAGTCGAGGGTGGCCTCAAGCTCCCGGTCGGTCGCCAGCGACCCGATGGTGACGGTGTTCGTCGCATCGTCCCTCGAGACCACACGCACCGCGATTTCCAGGTTGATCTCGACCGTGCGGAGGAAGGGCGCATCGCCGTTGCCGGAGACCCCCTCGCCCTGATCGTCGTCGGTGGTGACGATGATGATCGGAACGGGCTCTTTCCTGTCGAAATCCTCCATCCGTGAGTCGTACACACGCCCTTCACAGAGGGCCGCGATCACAGGATCGGCATTCAATGCCTCGATGGCGGCGAGACGCAGGGCCGTTCGAGCGAGACTCATTGCTGCCTCGTGAGAGCAAGGATGAGCCGCCCGCCCTCCCGGTCCTTCACCTCGGCGATCCTGAACAGTTCGCCGGTCCCGGCGCGCGTGACGTGCCAGCCCGGCTGGGGCCGTTCAGGAAACGCGGAGGCAAAGGCATCCACGAAGGGCGGGGCGGCGATCAGCGCGGTGGTGTCGGTGTCCTCCACCCGCCCGCGCGTCTTGGCGTTCATGGCCTGCCCGTCGCACGAGTAGATTCCCTCGAACGGGACGGCGGTGCCGACATTGCCGGCCCGGGCGTTCACGTCGCCCCCGGCCTTCGCCCGAGGCTGAAGGAGGAAGGCCTCGGCGAAGACGGAATCGACGGTCTCACCCGCCGCCCGTTCAAGGGATGCAAACAGCGAGGGCATGGCCGATTACGACGTGAAGGCGCCGTTGAGACGAACTTTGCCGGTTGCCGACGGATTGGCAGCGGCGGCAATGGCCGCTCCGATGAGCTTGTTGTTCGTGGCGGTCGTCGTCGCTTCCTTGGCAGTGTTGTCCCAATAGATCAGGGCGCCGAGAGCCCAGGCCTGGGCCGAGGTCTTCTTGAGATTGAAGACCTCCGTCGTCTTGATCTCGACATCCTCGCCCTGAGCAGCACTGGTGACGGCAACTCCGAAGATGGAGCCGACCAGTACGCCGTCGCCCGAGGCAACGGCATAAGGAGCGGGCACGGTGAGCGTGTCGCCCTTCTTGACATGGTTTTTCATGAGAACAGTCTCGCGATGGTATGAACAGGCGGCGGCCGGGGATCCGGCCGCCGGGCGATCAGGTCAGACCGGCTCAGTTGCCGGGATTCTTGTAGAAGGCCTTGTGATCGATCGCCTTCGCTGCGAAATCGAGGCGTCCTTTGATCTGGATCCCATCGACCTCGAAGCCCATGCGCTCCTCGGTGTAGAGGCCTTCCTCGCCTTCGAGATAGGCGTACTCGATGGTGTCCCACTGCGCCGGATCGCCGATGATGAACCAGGGGCAGGCGCCGCCGGCGTTATAGAGGCGATCCTCGACGATGAGATCCATCGTGTTCTGGTAGACGTTCACATCGCCGGTCTTGGACGCCGTGACGGCCGTCAACAGCTTCTGGGCGCCGACCTTGTGCTTGCGCGACACGGCGAGGAAGCGGGGCGCCAGATTGAGCGGCTTGCCCGCAGCGTCCTTCTGGGCGCCGATGGCGATTTCCGCCGCCTCGACGGTGGCTTCGCTCGGAGCGCCGCCCGAAGCCGCGAGGTTGCCGTGGTCCTCATGGAAGAGGTCCACGTTGTCGCCCATCTTCGGGTTGTTGAGGAGGACGCCCCAGACCAGGTCGCTCTCCAGCTCCGCCGCGGCCCGGCCGAACAAGGTCGGCAGGCGGTCGAAGGCGCCGAGATCGTCGTTGATCAGGGTCTGGCGCGTGATCGAGATGATGCGGCCGTAGGTGGCCAGCGCATACTTCTCGACGCTCTCTCCGAGGAAGGCGCTCTGGTATTCGCCGCCTTCCTTCACCTTCAGGAACTCCGGCATGCCGGAGAGCTGAACGATCGCCCGCTCCTTGAAGTCCGGGGCATTGGACTGGCGGGAGAACGGTCGCCAGGTCTGGCGGGCGGAGCCATAGCCGTCGCGCAGGCGCTTGGAGGCGACATTGGCGAGGAGTTGCGGGAAGTCGGAGGTCGACATCATGCCCGAGCGGCGGTCGAGGCCGAGCAGCACGCCAGCCAGCTCACGCTTGCCGAGGCCGCGCAGCTTCACGCCCTGCGTTTCTTCCACGAACACGCGCCCCATCTCGAGGAGCGACATGCCCCGCCATGAGCGTGCCGCGTCATCGAGCCTGACGGCGGCCGGGTTGGCACGGTGGAGGATCGCGGTCTCCACGGCGGTGCGGATAGTGTCGCCCTCGTCGGTGAGGACCGTCGCCCTGGGGGAGATGCGGCTCTGCTCCGCGCGCTTGGCCACCTCGTCGAGAACGATCTTGCGGACGTCCTCTACGGAGGTGCCGTCCGCGATGTGCTTGGCGGCAAAGTCAGCCGGCATGTTGTGGCGCTGGGCCAGAGTGGTGATCTCGGCGGAACGGGCCCGCTCGGCAGCGACGGCAGCCGGATTGGAGCGTTCCTCCTGCTCGGCTTTGCGGATATCTTCCTTCACTCCCTCGATCTCGCGGACGAGGGTGGCATGCTCGTCTTCGATCCGCTTAACGTCCTCAGGCGACATGCCGTCCTTGATCTCCGCCTGCTTGGCCTGGGCGCGGGACACAAGGTCGTCGTGCTTGGAGCGCAGGGCCGCGAGAGCGATGCCGGCTTCGGACATCAGCTGCATCACGGACGAGTGGTCGATGAGCGACGCCTTGACCGGCAAGGTGGCAGCGAACGCTTCCGGGGAGAGCATCACAAAGGCGGCGCACAGCGCAAAAGCGACGGCCGCCAACTTCAGGCTATGGGCCTTCAACATCGTTGGTTCCTCATGGATCATCCGGGGCTGTCGACCGTTTTCCTGCGGCCCCGGCGGGCGCAGGCGGCAATTGTGAAGGGTTCGATCACCGTGCCGAGGCGAGGGCCTCGCGCATGCGCATGCGGGCGATGGTGGAGTGAGACAGAGGGTCGGGCGCCGCGACGATGCGGCCGATGATCTCGACCGGGTACATCGCCGCATTGTCTTGACCGCGGACTTGGGCACCGGGATCGGCCGGTATGGTCACAAAGGAGATCTCGTGCGGCGTCCACCGCTCCGCGATCCGCTTCTCGACCTCACCGGCTTTTTCAGGCTGGACCACCCGCACCTTGTCGATGGAGTAGCCAACCGAGATGTTTCGGAGGATCCCCTCAGACACAAGAGCGAAGATGCGGTCCGCGTTCTCGTCCGTTCCCTTGGAAGGAAAGCGGACAACGGCGCGGCCCTCGCCACCTTCAATCCACGCCCGCTCGACGACGCCGACCTGTGAGAAGGTTGACCACATCGAGTGACTGTCGAGAACCGGGGCACCGGCGTTGAGGCGCTCCAGGTTCACCGCATCGCGGCTCACCGTGAGGATCTCGTCGAAGGGAACGACGGTGTCCCATCCCACCCAGCGGCGGCGGCGTACCGCGGCGCCTGTAGTCCAAGTCACCTCGACAGTGCGCTTTTCCGCATCCACCGTGGTGACTGGGGCAGCGCGGGTCTGCAGCGGCAGAGCCGACGGCAATGCCCTTTGATCGATCGGCTTATTCATCCGGCGGATCCTTCGAAGTTGAGGAGCCCGGCTCGCTGACATCGTCCTGCGGTGCACCCTTGACGCCCTTGAGCGCCCGGCGCGGATCGGCATCGAGCACGATTCCCCGCTTGTCGATGTCTTTCTGCCAGCGCTCGATTTCATCGAGTTGCTCCTCGGGCTCGAAGCCCCAGGCAGCCACGAACTGCGGCCAGGTCATGCGACCGGCGCGCACGGCCAGGATGTCGGCCTGCAGGTCCTTCAGCGGGTCGATAGGCTCCACCGCCGGCATGATCCACTCGACCGGGTAGCCGCCGGCCCGACGCGGCAAGGCGCCCGAGTCTTGGGCAGCCTCGGTGAAGGCCCGCCAGAGCGGATCGAGCAGCATCGGCACCAGCGTGAGCCACTGGAACTGCTCCACCAGGCGGCGGAACTCGATCTTCCCAGCCCGCAGGCTGGAATAGTTCGCCTGGCGCAGATCGCCGGTGAGCTGGTCGTAAGTGAGCCCGGCTCCCGCCGCGAGCGCCATCCAGGTGTTGATGAGCACCGCGTCGAAGGCCAGCGAGGAGGAGGGGTTCACCGAACCCATCTCCTCGCCCTGCTCGAGGTAGGTGACCATGGCAGGGGAAAGACGCTCGATTCGGCGGTTCTTGCCGCCGCCGCGCTGCTCGGTATGCGCTTGCCCGATGGTGCGAGCCGGATCATTGGTCTTGACGTAGGCCGCGAAGCAGGCCTCGACCTTCGCCTTGACGATGATCGCATCCTCAAGGTCCGCCAGATCGCGTCCTTTGAGCGCCACCGGCGAGAGCCACGGCACTCCGCGCCCCTGCCCAACACGGTCCTTTCGGTAAAGATGAAAGATGTCGGAGGCGGCGATGCGCTGCGAGGCGTTGCGCGATTGGACGATCTGCGAACCTGGGTGTTCCGGCAGCAGCCAATAGGCCGTGCGCTTGCCGTTTCTGCCGTACTCAATCCCTTGATCGATGACCACTTCGGCATCAGCTCGGTCGCGGCTGCCGTCCAGATGGTCGGGCTCCAGCAGCATGATCTCGAGCGGCACCTTCCGGCTGCCATCGAGCGGCATGGGGATCCTCCGCGTCAGTACCTCGCCCGATTCGATTGTGGTGCGGCAGGCTAGAGCGAGGAGGCCGTTGATGTCGAGTTGGCCCTCGGCGTCGCAGGTCTTGCCCCACTCGCGCCAAAGGTTCGCAGCCTTGCGGTCGAGGGTTCGGTTGCCGGTCTTGCTCACCGGGATCGGGCCGGTGCCAACCGCATGGGCGGTGAACACCGACACGATCCGTGGCCCCCACCAGGTGTTGCGCACCAGCTCGCGAGAGCGCGCCCGGATCAAGGGCAGCTTGCCCTTGGTCAAGGAATTGGCGGAGCCTTTGGAGGCCTGCCACCCTTCCGTGCGCCGGCCGATGCGGGCCGATTCGTAGGAGCGGACCTGATCGAGCACGAAGCGCGCCTCGGCCCGGCGCAACCCGGCGCGGGGCGCAAAGAACTCGATTGCGCGATCGAGAATGTTCATGATGTCCTCAATCGCGTTCGAAGGAGGCGAAGGACGTGCGGATCCTCGCCTCGCCTCTCACCTCGGTTTCCATCATCTCCAGGGTTTCCCGCATCTCCTTCAGGGAACGGAAGGTGGTCTCGCGCCCGTCAGCATAACGGACCTTGAGCGCGCCCGTGGCGATGGCCCTCTTCAGGGTTTCGATGTCGTTCTGCGAGAAAGCCATCGTTAGCGGCGTCCCATCCAGTCGTCGGTGCGGTCGCCGAACCAGGAGGATTCCTGTTCGGCTGGAGGAGGCCCATCAGCCGGCGGCAGCGCGGGCGCACCGGACGGCTCCTGTTCGGTCGCGACGCTCTGCGTAGGCGTGAAGAGGTCGACCTTCAGAAGCTCGTCCGGCAGCCCCCGTGCCCGCGCCAGCGCGGCCCATTCCTCAGGTGTCATGGTCGACAGCCCAAGGTATTCGGCGAGTGCGTCGTTGTAGACAGCGCAATCGAAGAAGTGATTGTCCGGGCGCAGCGGCACCCATCGGCGTCCAGTGACCCGGCCCTTGACGATGATGTCCTCAAGCCCCTCGGCCGTGAGCTGCTTGAAGAACTCCTCGTCCTGCCACGTTCCGAAATGGCAGTAGCCATCCGGGTCCGTGAGTTTGCCGGACTTGACGCCCTCCTTGTGCAGGTCGGCGTAGTAGCTGCCCTTGAGCGGCCACGTGCCGACACCCCACTTCTTGCACCCCTGCTTGACCTTGCGGCCGTCGAGGTCGATGTCGACAAGCACCGGCTGACCGATGGCCGGTTTGCCCCAACCCTCGTCGCCCTTCAGCGCGAGAATGAGATCTCGGCCAGTGGCCGGGTGCGGTCGCTGAGTATTGCGCACCCAGGCGTAGACCACATGGGTGCGATAGCCGGAATCGATGCCGAGCGCGTCGATGGTCCGCATGCGCCCGAAGGCGTCCGGGTATTTCCGCTCCAGCACCTGCTGACGCAGCTTCTGGAACGCCTCACCGTCGGGGGTTGACGTATCGCCGTCGAGATAGAGGGCCTCCACCACCCACCGCTCCCGATTGGAAGCATAGGCAGTAACCATCACCCAGATGCCGCGCATCTGCACGTCGGCGGATGCCACCAGGATGAGACCGCGCGGGGGCACATGCCCGCGTTTCATCCCCTCCTCGCGGCGCTCCATCAGCTTGACGTGATCGGGCGCGTTGCCGGTGAACTTGAACGGCAAGCCGAGATTGAGGTTGTAAAAATCCTTCTTGGCGCTTTCCGACTTCTGCGCCTTGATCCAGTCCTCGGCGATGGCCTCGTAACTCATCATCAGCGAGATGAAGGCATCGATGTGAAACCCAGGGTGACGATCGGGATCGTCGAGCATCGGGATCCACCGGCCGGCCTTCACGCCCGCGACCCGCTCGGCCTCGGAAATTTCGTGGCCGCAGGAGTGCACGTAGACACTTTTGTGCGGCTGCTTCTCGTTGACCTTGAAGCGCTCGAAGGAATGCACGAACAGCCGCTGGCATTCCGGGCAGGTCAGATTCCAGTAGCGCTGATCGGAGCGCTTGAAACTCCGGTCGATGCGGCAATGGCCGGGCATCTCGCCGAGCTCGTCGCCGGTGTCGATTTCCGGCGTCGAGATCTCAAGGATCTTGTAGCTCTTGGTCCGGCGGAAGGCGGTGAAGCGCCCGAAAAACAGTGTCTCCGGATCGCCGAAGCCGGGGATGTCCTGCCACTTCGACAGTTCGTCCTTGACCCCTTTCTTCGCCGTCTTCGACGAGAGGTCCATGACGGTATTGGCGTTGGCGAGCCAGATGCGTCCGCCCGGGAAGACTTTTTCATAGGTAGTCGACCCGGTGCCGGAGCGCGAGGTCTGCGGCACGATCACCTGACGGTTCGTTCGCTTCTGCCAGGCGTCTATCAGCGGCTGAAGCTTGCCACTGTTGAGGTCGCGCAGCGCGTCGATGCCCGGAACTCCGTAGAGCAGGTTCGCCGGTTCGCGCTCTGACACGTAGAGGGTCCAGCCCAGCGCCAGGATTGAAGCGCCGGTCTGCTGCGACTTGCGCACCGTGACCAGATTGCACGGGTGATCTTCCGACAGGCAGTCGGCGATCTCGACTAGGTACGGCGCTCCGGCCGGATCCCACAACTCGCCGGCGAGAGGGCCGTCGACAAGCTCCAGGTTCTCCGCCAGCCACTGTGATAATGGCATCGGACGCGGCGGCCGGATGCTCTCAGCGAGCCGCTCGGCCAGAAGCCGCAGGGCAGAAGGATGTCCGCTCATGGGGCATGTTCCGGCGCCGACGGCGCTTCATCGGTGGCGGGCGCGCTCTCGGCCAGAGCGGCGAGAGCCTGCGCCACATCCTGCCGCATCCTCGCCGCCACGTTCTTGAGCCCGACGCGGAGGCCATGTGCGCCCTCGCGGGCGACGGCCGCGGCGAGATCGTCGGTGGCGTTGGGCAGGCGATCGATCACCCGCACGATGTCCTCGCCCACGCGGGCAATAGCATCGAGCAGGGCATCGACCCGCACCAGCCTTTTCTTGAGTTCGTCAAGTTCGATGCGTCGGCGCTCGGCCTCATGCCAGGTCTTCTGGCGCAGCGCCTCGTCATAGGATTCGCTTTTAGGCAGGTCCTGCGCTTCGTTCTTGCGCGGCGCCTGTGCCTTCGAGGGATCGCCATAACGACCACTCAGGTGATCGTATTCGGCGACGTTCACGGCCTGAATACGCCCCTGCCCGTCCCGCTCGACCGTGAGGCCGTGACGCTCCACGAGCGTTTTTACTTTCTTAGAGACCGCTTGTCTCGAGACGCCGTCGCGCTCCGCGATCTGGGACACAGACCACATGACGGTGCGCGGTGCGTCAACCGCAGTTGTCACCGTCGTCAACGTCGTCAACCCTGAATTTGGAGGTGGATTACTGGCAGAATTTCGGGAGCGATCTCGCCCGCGAGGGGGTGGGGCCCGGGAAGGACCCGCACCCCCTCGGGGCGCATGAGGTAGGCGTGGCCTCGGTCAAAGCAGACCCTCGATCTGCATAAGGATATCCATTTCATGCTCGAGCCTCTTGGGCAGATCGCTCTGCACGACTTGGAAGAACGCCGCCTCTGTTGCACCCTGCACCATCTCCTCAGGGATAGTGAGGTTGGACTTAACCTTCTCGATCTTACCCCGCCACTTGCCACCCTCCACGTTGCGGAACACATGTCCGCCGAGCTTGGAGATGCCGACCCGGTTGGGGTGAAGGCCGCCACGAATAAACGTGCCCGGGTACAACCGGCGTTTGCCCCATGGTTTGGCTGAAACACCTTTTCGCACCTCACGTGCATCAAAGTACTTCAGCGAAATGTTGCCGCCGCGAGATTCGATGATGTAGGAGGAGCGCGCATCCAGCCGCCCGATTTTGGGATTCCCGTACTTGACCGGGTTCACCTTCAGAGCCCGAACGATAACTTTGCGCTTGAGCCCCGTCTGCTTGGTCAGGCTGCGGATCATCGCCGTGCGAGCCTTCGCCCCGGTATGGTTCAGCGCGCGGCCGATAGCCAGCGGCGCATTTTCTCCCAGAGCTTCGAGCTTGTTGGCAAACCGTGTGAGATCCACCGTATCGACCTTGATCTCGATCACATGACCCGCCCCCGAAACGCAAAACCCCGGCGCGGAGCCGGGGTTTTCTTGACCTGATTGACTGTGACCAGAATAGCGTCAAGGGGGCATCTGTCAAATCGCCTTTTTCCTTCGCTTCTCCAAGAGTTTAGCATGGGTAGCCTCGCACATCGGGCCGATGTCGATGATCTTTTTTTCGCGCTGTTCCTCCCACCAGGGCGCCGCCGGGGCGCGCGGGCCGGTGACAGTGAAGAGCTCCAGCTCGCCTGCGAGTTCCTCCGCCAGGGCCGCCAGCGCGGCGCGCCACACGTGGTAGCGCGCCCGCGCCACGCTCACCTCCTGCGCAGAAATCTCGGCAGCCTCGTGATCCGGCACGTGCCGCCCGCGCGCATCGATGCGCATCGGTTGCCCCGGTCGCCAGCCCTCGTATACGTCGGGCCTGTCGCCCCGCTTGGCATGCAGCACGACGAGGGCCGATGTCACGGCCCGCTCCACCGGGCGGGCGGGACCATCCGCCTGCCGCACCTCGAAGCCGCGCGCCGTCTTGCGGATGGAAAAGCCCAGCGCCTCCTCCTCCGCCCGGTCCCAGACCTGCGCATGATCGTCGCCTGCCTCGATGAACATCTCTTCCAGGCGCAGCACCGCCGCGTGCACCCGGTCGGCATCCTCGTGCGCTGTCGAGCCCGGCGCGTCCATGCCGGCGCCCGTAGTCGGGATGAGCAGCCCGAGCTCGGCGATCATCTTCAACGCCCCGAAGCCCGGAGACCACGCCGGCGGCGGCTCACGGTCCTCCCGCAGCAGCGTGGTCCGGTCGATCACCATGTCCCTATAGGCCCAGATCAGCAGATCCTCGATATCGATTGTCGCCTTTTCCATAGCCCCTAATCCTGTTGCGAGAGTTGCGAGGGTTGATCGAGGGTTTTCAAAAACCCTCGCAACCTCATTTTCTTCAACACCTTCATACATTTAGTTACTTTTCTACGAGGGTTGCGAGGGTTTGTCCCATATACATGAGAATTTTCATCGTCTTAGAAACCGTCCCCCGTAGCCCCAAAACATATACATACGCGAGGCGAAACCCTCGCAACCCTCGCAGAACACGCGCAACCCTTTGATCATGCTCACTTATGTGGTTTGCGAGGGTTTCGTATAACCCTCGCAAACCCTCTCAACCCTCGAAAGAATACACGCGTACGCGAGGGTTTCGGCCATCGGCTCAGTCGTCATAGGGGCTGCGGGGTTGCGCATCCGGGCGCGGTGGCACGTCGTGCAGCCGGCAATCAACGTACTGGCGGATGCGGCTCTTGTCGTCGCGGGCGAACTTGGTCTTCATCACCCGGCCGAACTTGGTCTCGAACACCGGCTTCTTCGCGTTCGCAATGCACCACGACACGTAGGAATCGTACATCACCCGTGCCGGCACATTCTCGCCGGGCGCCTTCTCCACGCAATCCGCCGCGAACTGCCCGATCGGGTCCATCTCGTCGCGGTACTCCTGCGTGGCGGCCCTCACCTCGTCGGGCAGCACGAGTCCTTCCCTGAGGTAGGTAATGGCCCCTTCGACAAGCCAGTTGAGGATGCCGGACTGCTCGTCGGCAAAGCCGCTCACCACATCCTCGAAGTTGCCCTGCCGGCTTTCCTCCAGCGTCACCGGCCAGTGGATCACCGCGATCCGGCGCCAGATGCCATTGTCGGTGCCGTCGATGCGCGGGAAGCCGTTGCCGGACATGTGCGCCTTGAACACGGGCTGGAACTCGAAGAAGCCCTTGAACAGCGATCGCACCGGGATCTTCTCGCCGCCCGTGAGCTTCTTCACCAGGTCTTCCTGCACGGGCTTGTCCGCCGGCAACTCGAGCACGCGCACCACGCGCCGGCCGTAGAGCCGCGCAAGATCCGGGCTGGCGCCGGCGCCGGAGCGTTCCGAGGAGCCGACGATGGACTCCGACGGCAGGCCCACGGCGAGAGGCCCGAAGAGGCGCATCAGCACCTCCATGAAAACCGACTTGCCGTTGGCGCCGAGCCCATAGTGAAACAACAGCTTCTGAATCGGCAGCCCCAGCAGCCCGAGCCCGGAGAACACCTGCACGCAGCGGCGCACGCTCTCCACAGGCAGGAATTCCTCCAGGAACGCGGTCCATTTCGGGCACGTGGCCTGCGGATCGTAGATCACCGGCACGATATGGGTGATGTAATCCTCGCGCCGGTGTCCTTCGATCACCTCCACCCTGCCGGTCATGCGCGGCTCGTCGGAATTGGCGTTCTCGTCGTCGACCATGCGCACGAAGCGCAGGGTATGCGCCTTGGTGGCGACGAGCATAGGGTCAGCGTTGAAGGCGTCCGGCCGGCGGGTGAGATGCGGCGCGGCGCAGGCGAGCATGGCCTCCAGCCTCGCCTTGTTCTTGGACGAGACGGCGAACTGCCGGCGCGCCTTCTTGCGCTTGTCCAGGGCCGCCCGGGCTTCCTTGCCGGCGGAAATCGATCGCTCCAGGTCGCGCACCTTCGCCTTGTCGGCATCGTTCCACTCGGACCGCCGGGTCTCCATTGCCGCAAGTTCCACCGCGGCTCGCTCCGCATCCGCCAGAAGACGCTTCTCATGCGGCAGGAAGGTGAGGAAATCGGCCTCCAGGGCAATGCGGCCGCCTATCTTCTGAGCGACCCGCAGGGCGGCGTCGTTGCCGCTGACGATGTCCCAATGCGTTCCGGTCCAGGCGAGGAAATCGAGATTGCGCGCGCCTTCCTGCTCCATCACGCACAGATCCTGCCCGAAATGCGCGATCAGTCGGCGACCGTTGTCGGTGTCGGAGTGATCGAGGGCCGCGCAGCGCTCCAGCACCTCGGGATCGACACCCGTGGCATCGGCATCCGATGGCCCGGCATCGCCATCCTCGTCGAAACGGTCACCGGAAGCGCCGCCGTCATCGAAGGTTCCCTCAGGCTCTTGAGACGGCGGCGCTGCGGGGCGCGCCTCAGATCGAGGCGGCGCCAGACGCGCGCCCTGCTTGGAGCCGAATCGCTCGGCCCGTTCGCGGGCCTTGGCGGCCACGTCAGTGAGATCGCGCGGCTGCATCAGGCCTGCCTGGAAACCGGACTGAATCGTGTCGCGCACGGATTTCCAGCCATCATCCTTCACCAAGCCGCTGCGGTTGGCGGCATCCTCCAGCGAGGCCCGCACCACGCTCTCGGTGAGCACGCCCGCCGCGACGAGCTGCGCGAGCGCGAAGGCCGCCCGGTTGAGCGCGTGGTTGCGCTGGCCGGATCCGGCGCGGGCCACCTCCTGGATTTCCTTGTCCATGGCGGCAATGGCATAGCGGCGCACGCTGTCATCCGCCAGGTCGCCGGGTGACGGCGGCGGAGCGGGCACCCGCTCCCGCTGCCGGTCGCGGGAGAACTCCCCGCGTCGCAGGATCACGTCGAGCAGCCGCGGCGGCAGCGCGGGTGGGGGCTCGTCGTCGGGTTCCGCTTCCCAGGCGTATGCGAGGCCGTCGACCATCACGGACGGCGGCACGATCACGTAGCCTCCCTCGCCACGAATATCCACATGCTCGCGGATCGCCTCGTCGATGCCATCCACATGCTTGAACAAGGCCGCACGGTTTCCGAGCTTCTCGCTCTCCGTCAGATCGGGATAGGCAAACCACAGGTGCAGCCCACCCGATTGCGTGCGCACCACCGGGCAGGGCGGCAGAACACCGCCGCAGAAATCTGTCACTGCCCGCAGCATCGTGTCGGCGGGAAACGTCTCAGGGTCGAGATCGAGCACCACGATGCCGGAGCGGGCACCCGTCGGCAGACCGATCAGAGCCTTGGGCCACCGCCGCCACCACTCGCGGATCTGCGCCCCATCCGTGGTGGCGAGGTACAGGCCTCCATCCTTCGCGCCGGGCTGCGTCTCCTTCGGAGTGAGCGGCCGCTTCGAGACGCCCTTCTCCTGGCTGGGCGAGCATGGGAACACAGGCCATCCGCGCGCCGCATAGGTCAGCGCCATGCCAAGGAGAGGCGATTCCACGGGCGCGTTCATTCTGCGGCTTCCAGAGAGGGCGGCGCGAAATCGAAGAGCGACGGCATCGCCATTTGGCGCTCCTTCGCCTCAAGGTACTTGACCCCATCGAAGAAATAGCCGGTGTTGAGTTCCGCAGCGCGGCCCCTGCGACCCAGATGCAGCGCCCGGTAGGGCACCGTGAACAATCCGCCGAAGGGATCGAAGACGAGTTCACCCTTGTTGGAATAACGCTCGATGCAGCGGTCGACGATATCGAACTGCAAGGGACAGACATGCTTCTCGCGGCCCTTCGCCGACTGGTTCGTGTTCAGGGTCAGCATGCGGTTGACATCGTCCCATACGAAGGCGCTGGACGCCCCCGGCATCAGGGCCATGAAGGTCGAGGGCAGCGCATGGCGGGTCTGGAGCGCTTCGCCGATCCGGACGTGGTGCTCGTAGTCGTAAATGCTCTGCAGGCTGTAGGCCCTAAACACCTTGGCGAGAACATCAGGTGGCAACGCCGCCATCTCGTCCGGTGACAGAAGACGATCTCCGCTGGAACGCCAGCGGGCATGGGCATCGATCTGCCAGCGCGCGAGGCTGTAATCCTCGATCCTCTTGACGACCGGATCGTCGGCATAGGCCCGGCTGCGGTCGGTGGGCAGCTTGCGCATCAGGAGCAGATACTCGGGCGAGCCCACGCCCATCTTGGTCCCGTCCTTGCGCATTTCCGTGTAGCCGAGACGATAGGTCTGGTTGTTCTCCCGCACCACGTCGGTGTCGATCTGGATCATGCCCATATAGGCAAACCCATGCGACATGCAGTGAAAGAGCGTCTTGGCATGGAAGGGGTTGACCGTCGGCGTTCCGTAGCCGGTCACCGAACCGAACAGGATCCGGTCCTTGACATGAATACAGGCAAGCCGACCGGGCTTGAGGATCCTGAGCAGCTCCGGCGTCAGAAAGTCCATCTGGGCGAAGAAATGGTCGTCGCCGTCCGTATGCCCGAAATCGTTGTAGCTCGGCGTGTACTCGTAGTGGTTCGAGAAGGGAATCGACGTGACGATCAGGTCGATGCTGTTGTCCTCGATCAGTCGGCATTCCTCGACGCAATCGTTGTTGGCGACCAGCCACCCCTCACCGCTGGCCTCGATCCGCTCTACTCCGATGGACCGCGTCAGGACCTCGGCCATGGCCAGATGATTGAGGCCGTGCTCCCTGATGATCTCAGTCATAGTTTCAACCATCTCGTTGTGCCGCGCCCACTTGGCCTGGAGCGTGCGGAGAACCTCGCGCTCGCTCTCGGCGTAGATGATGTGGATCTCCACCGGATGCGCCTGCATGAAGCGCTGGATGCGGTGAATCGCCTGGATGAAGTCGTTGAACTTGAAGCCGATGCCGAGGAAAATTGCCTTGTGGCAGTGGCGCTGGAAGTTGCAGCCCGATCCGGCGATCACGGGCTTTGCGGCTAGGTACTGAAACCGACCCTCGCTGAAGTCGACGATGGCGCGCTCGCGCTCCTCCAGGTCCTGCGCCCCATAGACGCTCACGGCCCTCGGCACGGCGGCCTCGATGGCCCGGCGCTCATCCTCAAGGTCGTGCCAGAGGAGGTAGTGACTTTCGGGATCCGCCTGCAGAATCGCCTGCATGGCGGCGATGCGCGCCGGCAGGCTGTCGCGCTTCTCCTTGGCCGTGTCGGTCAGGTTCAGGGCGGCATCGCGGAAAAGGATGCCCTGGCCGTCCCGGTCAGGGCCTGCTGCCGCCAGATCGATTTGAACCTCGTGGTAGACCGCCGTCAGCGGCGGAAGCTCGTAGCCATCATCCGGGAAGCCGAGATCGGACGGCCGTTGCAGGAAGATGGCCCAGGAGTTGAGCCAGAGCCAGAACTCCTTTTCCTTGTGCGGATAGAGTGTGAGGTTGTTGGCCTTGGAGCTGTCGCGCTGGAAGAACCGGGTCAGCGCCTGGCCCGTATCCATGACGCCAAGGAAGCCAGCATAGTGAATCAGCTCCTTGTAGCGGTTTGGGCTCGGGGTCGCGGTCGCCACGAACCGATAGCGCACATGGTCGAAGAGCGAGAGAAAGGTCTGGTAGGTCTTGGAGCCGAACGACCGCAGGACGGAGGCCTCGTCGAGGCTCGCCACGTCGAACAGATTGGGATCCAGCTTTCCGTCCCGCACGGTCTCGTAGTTCGTCATGTAGAGGCCCGGCCCGTCGATCTCCTCAGGCCTGCGGATGAACCGGATCGTCAGGCCGAGCATGGCCGCATCCCGGGTGAACTCCTGACGGACGCCGAGCGGGATCACGAGGAGCCCCCGTCCGCTGTCACCCACACCCTTCAGGACCAGCCGCATCGCCTCGAGCTGCATGACCGATTTGCCGAGACCGAACGCGGCGAAGATGGCACGACGACCGCCACGAACCGCCCATTGCACGATGGCCTTCTGGTGGGGTTTCAGGAGCGGGTTGATCTCGTCGAGATCCACATGGAATCCGATCGAGGGCGCCATCCGCACCTTCTGTTCGAGAAACGTGCGATAGGAGGCACTCACGACACCAACCTCAGTTCGGCAGGCTGGCGCACCAGGAGGTCGCCGCGCAGGTGGCGCATCTGGTCGAGGGCCAGGCGCAGCTGCGCCTTCACCCGCTCCAGCTGCGCGATGTCCTCCGCCGAACCGCCGTATAGGCGCGCGGCTTCGAGGTCGCGGGTGATGTCGAGCGAAATCTTCGACATCTCGCGGATGGCCCGGTTGAGCGGCGTGGTCATCCGCGCCTCCCGAGCCTCTGGCAGACCGCGTCCACGAGGCGGTCGCACCAGTGGATGGCGAGCAGCAGGAGCACTGTCGAGACGATGAAGGGAACCGACACCACCGCGAGGCCGAGCGCGCCGTGCGCCCTTTTGGCGAGGGTGAGATAGTAGAGATATTCGATCCACAGCTGCATCATGGCAGGACTCGCACGGGTTCGGTGACGGGGGACGGCGCGGCGAGCGCCGCCCGGATGAGATCCCAGGCCCGTTGATCCCACAGGCCCCGCGCGGCGAGGATGGCGGGCAAGCGCCTGGGCGAGAGGTGCAGGGCGCGGCAGATCGCGGAATGCGGGTAGCCTGCGCGCGCCATGCGCCGCGCGGCGGCATGCGCCCGGCGGCGATTGACCCGCACGATCTGAAAGCCGCGCCGTGCCATGGTCAGACGGCCCTTTGCGCCAGGGCCGAGCGGTGCGCGGGGGGATCGCCGAAGACGAGGGCCGTCACATCGGCGGGCGGATCCAGGCGGAGCGGCCGGCGCTCATAGGCGCTTTCGCTCACCTCGCACAGCGAAGGGCTGTTGGCCGGATGGCCATAGGCGCCGACGAGATCGCGCAGCACCAGGTCATTGACCGCGACGAGCTGCTCATAGGCGATCTCGTCGTCGGTCTCGTGCTGCATGATCTCGTCGAGCGTCGGATCCTCCGGGGTCCTGCGCTTGCTGTGCGCACCGCCGACATCGTTCAGCAAGGCGTGCACCCGCCGCACCCAGGAAAAGGGCGCTCCGGTCTCGGCGACGGTCTTGCGGAGAGAAAGCCCCTGCCTCAGGCAGGCGGCGATGGCCTTGCGCGTGGCCGGCGGAATCGCACCGGCCTGCGGCAGGTCTGCATGCTTCTGCATTGGTTGCCCCTACACTCGAATTACGCAACACCGGGCCTCGTGGCCTCTTGGTCTTGGGCGGCAGGTGTTCCCGCTCGCCGGGATGGTGCCGCGTCAGCCCCCGCGCGGCACCATCCGCAGCGGCGTGGGCTGCGTCGCCTCCCCTGCCTTCACCGCCGCCAGGCGCTGACGCTGCTCGGTGGCCTTGTCGATCAGATCGGCCAGTTGCCGGTCGACGATGTCCGCCTCCACCGGGGTCATCGTGAGATCGGAGAGCGCGTCCGCCGCCGCAGCGCCGACCTCTGCGCTGGAGCGCATGACCTCCGCATGGCCGCGGGCGACGCACGCGACGGTCGCGCCCTGCGCAGCATCGGGATCGTTGAGCCGCCGCCCGTTCAGCTCCGCCATCACGGCGGTGATGTACGGAATGCCGCATTCGGCCTCGAGGGCGAGCGCCGCGGGCAGCGGGATGATGTCCGGGTCGGTGGAGGACTGGTAGCGCCCGATCGTGCTCTTGCCGAGACTGGCGACTTCGCCGGACCGGTCGAGCCCGCCGCAGGCTTTCACGAGATCGCGGGTGGCGGCCTTGATGCGGTGGAACCAGGCATCGGAGATCGGGCGGTTCATGGAGACACCTCGGGCGTCAACGGGAAAAAGCGAAGGCTTTTCCCAGAGCGGGAACGGTTAAGGTTTGCGATGGTGGCGGCGTTACGACATCACGGAGGACCCCGCACATGAACGCCCTGCCCCATCGCACCGGCCCGGCCCGCGCCCACCTGAAGGAGGCGCTGCGCAGCCTCGCGCTCGCTCAACGCGAGGGCGGACTCAATCTGCCGAAGCAAATACTCGGCTGTCCTGACAAGGCAGGGCTTGGGAAGACGGGCGACCACGAACGCCTCAGGCCTCACTTCATCGGCCAAGAGAGAGCAACCGTCGTGTTGCAGCCGAGGGCTCATGCGACTTCCTCCGAGGAAGAGGGAGAGACCGGAGGGCGCGGGACATCGCGCGGCCAGACAGCATCGTCGGGCCAATGATCGGACATCCACTGGAAAGCATCGCTCAAATGCCGCGAACCGACATCACCGCCGCTCCGGATCGTCCGGATGCGCTTGCCGTCATTGAACAAGAGCGTCGAGAGACGGGACTCGGAGATCTTCCGTGCTTTGCAGAACGGTTCGAAAAGCTTGATGAGGTCGTCGACGGTCAGCATAGGCCCATGATGCGGGAAATGAACCGCAAGTGTCAAGGGACTATTTCCCGCTCATTCAAAAATCTTCGTGCGGGTAATATACCGCGCATGGACACTGAGCAGATCAAAGATCGCATTCGGCTGCGCCTGGACCAGATCGGGAAATCGGCAAGGGCGGCTTCGCGGGATGCTGGCATGAGCGCCGACGCGATCAGGGATATGTTCCGGAAGCCAGATAGCTCACCGACGATTGAAACGCTCAGGAAGCTCGCGAAGGGGCTTGAGACCACTCCGGAGTGGCTGATCTTCGGGACCGAGAGCCTTGGCACCTTCGGCTGGAATCCCGATAGGCTGAAGCCTCAGGACAGCATTGGATCGCAAGGTGCGGCAGATCAGAGCGAAGCCTCGACAGCAACTCTCAGTGCCGAAACCCTCCTGCCGATCCCGGTGATTGGCCAGGTCGAAGCAGGCTCCTTTCGCGAAGCGCCGGAATACGAGCCCGACGAGATCCGCTACGTCGCCGCACCGCCAGACCGGGAATTCCCCCACGCGCGCCGGGTCTGCCTCGATGTCCGCGGCGATTCCATGAACGATCTGAAGCCCCGCCCGCTCCTCGAAGGCGACCAGGCCTTCGGCCTCGACTTCTCCGATATCGACCACCTCATCGTGCTGCGCGATGGCTTGGTCGTGGTCGTCGAGCAGACCCGGGACGGCGGCCATACTCGCGAATGGTCCATCAAGCAGCTCGAAATTCACGAGGACCGCTACGAGTTTTGCCCACGGTCCACCAACAAGAAGCACAAGCCTATCGTGATCGAGAAAAAGGTCTTTCACGACCCGAGCGAGGACGACGGACGCCATGTGCGCATCCTCGCTCTGATCAGGGGCTCCATCACACCCATCACCTACTGACCCCGGCATTGCTCCGCATGGGCCAGGCCGCGCATTCAGGCGGCACCTGCCCATAGCGGGCGAGGACCGCAGGCGGGAGGTGACGGCCTCCCTTCATGATTGCCGACCATTCGAAGGCAATGACGCCTGCTTTGCAGTCCCTGAATGCCGAGGCCAGGGTAAGCGCCTCGGACACCCCGTCGACGTCAAGCGGCGGATCGGGAATAAGCTGCCGTTTCTTCCGGGTGAATGTCTGCACCACGAAGTGCGGCAAACCTCCATGTCGGACCCGCTCGCGTACAACCCGAGCCCGCGCAGGGTGAACGGCCGGGGGCCTGTCGAGGCCTATCTCGCCGGATTTCAGCCACACCGGGTCCCAGCCCGCCAGTTGGAGGGCCCGGAAAGCGAGATCGTCCGGTTCATCCCAGCCTTCGGCCATGGCTTCCTTGATGTGGACGGCAAAGAGCGCATCCTCAAGGAATGTCAGCTCCCGGCCGGACATCCGGAACGCCCCTTCCACAAGCTGAAACGCCACTCCTTCAGGCGAACGGGCCGTCACCTGCATCGTCCGAGTCTCCCTGGTTAGTTTTCAAAGAGAAGAAGCTCACGAGGCGGGCTTCCAGCGAGCCGCAATGGTGGCACGGCCTCTCCAACCGCTCTGCCATGGCGATCACCGCCCGGCTGGCCTGAACCTGTGTCAGGCGCTTCGTGCCGAGGCAGACCACAGGGTACGTATCCGTCAGACAGTTCCGGCAGCGCCGATGAAGCTTGTATCGATGCTCCTGCGGGAGCGGGGTCGGCGGCGCCGGCGGAATGAAATGCCCCTGCAATGTTGCCTCCTGGCTTCTTTGTTCTCATTCTGTTCACGGTATTTCGAAGAGTCGAGTCTCGAAACCTGTGGATAGTGGGGAGTACGCGAAAGTCCCCCGATCCTGACGCTCGCGGTACACTTCCCGTAATTTGCGCTTGACGCGGTTCATTTCCCGCATTAGCGTTCCCTCATCAACACACCGATGGGGGCATTCCATGGGGCACGAGCGTAACGAGGCGAAGACCGCCACGCATGACGGCTGGATTTGGCCGGTTCCACGACACGAGATGCGGATTCACGAATGCATCCGGCAGCGGATGGTCGAGGACCTGCGCCGGCTGAAGGCCGAGGCCGGTGAGGAGCCGGTGAACCTGTGCGAGGCCGGATGGACCGAGCACCAGGTGGCAATCCACGGCCTGGCGGCGAAGAACCGCCTTGAGCGGAGCGAGCGCGACGAAGCGCACCGCACTGCGCCCTCCGCGCAAGGCTTCGCTCGGGTCCAGCGTTTCGCTACCGGCGCCGCCGAGATCGCGAGCCTCGCCATGTTCTTCGGCGCCGTCGCGATCTGGGCCGCGCACTTCACCGGCAACCTGTGAGGCGCACCATGGCCAAGGGCAAATCCCCCTATAAGCGTTACGGCAAGACCCCGCACCGCTATTCCGACCTCTACCAGCGCTGGCGCTCCGCGCGCCTGCGCGGCGACGATGCCGAGGCCCGGGCGTTGGCCCGCCAGCACGAGGCCCGGTTCTTCGGCACCGGCGAGAGCATTTCCGAGGTGCTGGGCATCGACTTCAACCGGTTCACCATCCTGCGCATTCAAGAGGCCGCGTGATGTCGGATTCCCAGCGTAATGCACTCATCGAGATGATGCGAGCGATCCTCGCCTGCAGCTGCTGCGACAAGGCCATGCGCTTCCGCGCCACCGTCCTGCTCAGCATGTTGACGGGCGACACAGGCTTGTTCGCTGATCTAATTTTCGATCCCGTCCGGAGGGCTGCCGCATGACCTGGATGCAGACCGCTTCGGGCCAAGCCTTCGATTTGGTCAACCCGTCCGCCGATGACGTAAACTTCGATCTTGACGTCATCCCGGCGCTGGCGCGCATCCCGCGCTTCACGGGGCATGTGGCGGCAGGGCCCTACTCGGTGGCGCAGCATTGTGTGGAAGGGGCGCATGCCATCATGCGCGAGACCCGGCGCCGCGACATCGCCGCCGCCTTCCTCCTGCACGACGCGCACGAGGCCTATACCGGCGACATCGCCACGCCGATGGCGGAGGCCATCGCCGCCTGCAGCGGGCTCGTCGCGCTGCAGCGGACCGGCAGCGCTGATGTGGCCGCCACTTTCAACAAAACGGTCGAAGCCGCGCTCAAGCTGTTGAAACGCCGCATCGACGGAGCGGTGCACGAGGCAGCCGGCCTCACCTACCCCCTGCCTGACGACGTGCGCGAGGCGGTGAAGCTGTGGGACCTCCGCATGCTCGCCACAGAACGGCGCCAGCTCCTCGCCAAGGGACCCAAGCCCTGGCATTCGGCGATCGAGCAGGCCGAGCCCGTGCGCCTCGAGGGCCGCCTGAAGCCCTGGCCGTGGACCTACGCGGCGGACGCCTACCGCGCCGCCCTCGACCTCTACTGCCCCACCGCGCTGCGGCGGGCGGCGTGACGGAAGATCCTGCCATGTCAGACACATTCTACGAGCAAGCGGTCAAAACCGTCGTTGACTATGGCAAGGCCTCGCCGAGCTTGATCCAGCGCAAGCTCCAAATCGGCTACAACCGTGCGGCGTCGATCATTGAACGGATGGAGCAAGAGGGCATCGTCGGCCCGGCCAACCATGCAGGTCAGCGCACCGTCTTGAGGAAGACGGCAGACGTGCAGACCACTGTCACCCTGAACGTGCCAGGTCGGCCGAGCGTCACAACAGACCTCAAGACGCTGGAGCGGGCTGCAAAGCTTGTGAGGAAGGGCGATGGCCCTGGCCCCGTTCGTGCGTTGCACAGTGCCGTCGGCCGTCTCAACGATCCGGGCCAGACGTCCCTCGATGAACACCCGGAGTTTCAAAAAGCTGCAGCGGAATCCACCGACATGTTCCGGACTGAGGCAGTGGCCGCCGACCAGCTGAAAGCCTTTATCGAGCGCATCGAGCGCCTCGAGGAGGAAAAGGCCGGAATCGCGGGCGACATCAAGGACGTCTATGCCGAAGCCAAGGGCAACGGCTTCGACACCAAGGTGATCCGCAAGATCATCTCCCTGCGCAAGCGCGACTACGCCGAGCGTCAGGAGGAGGAGGCAATCCTCGAACTCTACATGCAAGCGCTGGGGATGGACTAATGCTTAAGATCGTTGTCGAACGCGCAGCCCTCCTCAGGAGCCTCGCGGCCCTCAACCGGGTGGCGGAAAAGCGCACCACCATTCCGATCCTCTCCAGCGTTCTCCTGGATGCTGCCGGCGAAGCCCTGAGCCTCAAGGCGTCGGATCTCGATATCGAGATGACCGGCCGCATTGCCTGCCAAGTGGAGACGGCGGGCGCCATCACAGTGCAGGCCCATCTGTTGCACGACATCGTGCGCAAGATGCCGGACGGGGCGCAGATCGCCATCGAAGCCATCGACAGCGGAGGGCGCGTGGCCGTAAAGGCGGGCCGCTCGCGCTTCACCCTGCAGGCCTTGCCCGCATCCGATTTTCCGGATCTCGCCGCCGGCAAGTTCCCGCATTCCTTCACCCTGCCGGGCGTGGCATTGGCCAAGATGATCGCGCGCTCCAGCTTCGCGATCTCGACGGAGGAGACGCGCTTCTACCTCAACGGCATCTATCTCCATGTCCAGGGCAGCCACCTCTATGCCGTCGCCACCGACGGCCACCGCCTGGCACGCGCCCATGTGGATATGCCGGCCGGCCTGGAGGGGATGGACGGCATGCCAGGCGTGATCGTCCCACGCAAGACCGTGGCCGAGCTCGCCCGCCTCGCCGAGGAAGCCGGCAAGGACGATCTGCGCATCGGCCTGTCGCCGCACAAGATCCGCGCCGCCTTTGGTGACACGGTGCTGACCTCCAAGCTGATCGACGGCACCTTCCCGGATTACCAGCGGGTCATTCCGACGGCCAACGACAAGGTCGCCACTGTGGAGATCACGGCCCTCAAAGCCGCCATCGACCGCGTTTCGAGCGTCTCGACAGAGCGCGGCCGGGCCGTGAAGCTCGCCTTCGACGACGGCCGGCTAACGCTCACCGTCGAGAATCCCGATGCCGGCACCGCCACAGATGAGATCGAGATCGACTATGACGCCGAGGCGATCTCGATCGGCTTCAATGCCAGGTACGCCCTCGACATCGCCGGCGCGCTCGGCACCGACACGGCCGTGATCAGGCTCGCCGACAACGGCTCCCCGACGATCTTCCAACCCGCCGCAGACGACACACTGCTCTGCGTGCTGATGCCCATGAGGGTGTGAGCCATGAGTACCTTCAACTGTCGAGGCTGCCTGTTCTGGAAACCCAATTACGAACCGAACGCCGAGCGGCAGGCACCTTATGGAGAATGCAGGCGCCATGCGCCTCGCATCAAGTTCGACCGGTTCGATAACGACGCGCGTTCATCAGTCTGGCCGCCGACAGATGCAGGCGACTGGTGCGGCGAGCACCGCCCGAAGACGCTGCCGCTGCCTTTCGATGCATCGCAGGACAGGAGCTTGATGCCATGACTGTCTACATCGACAGCCTGCGCCTGCCCTATCGCGGCATGCTGATGTGCCACATGTTCGCGGATACTCTTGAAGAGCTGCACGCCATGGCCGACCGCATCGGCGTCGCCCGCAAGCACTTCCAGAAGCCGCCCAAGGCCAAGTGGCACCACTACGACATCTGCTTGACCAAGCGCGCCAAAGCCGTGCGCTGCGGCGCCGTCTCCACCGACCGTTATGGCGCCGCCGAGTTCGTGGCGCGGAAGAACGGCGACCAAGCGACGCTCGAACGCATCAAGCGGCTGCGCGAAAGGAAGCCTACACCAAAGCGCGCACCGGACGTGCCGATGGCGGACCTGTTTACGCAGGGAGCGGCCCATGCGTGAGGCCCTCCGCATTGTCTCTGTTCTCTCCGTCGACGCGGTCGAGACCCTCGTCGGCTACCTGCTCGGCGGCGGCCTCACCGTGCTCGCCGCCGCCGGGCTTCTTTTCTGGCTCTACCCGAACAAGACGACGGAGAACTCCGATGGCTGATCGTCCGCTTGGGTTGTGGCCTTCAACTTCACCGTCCACAACAGCAACATCAATTACCTGAAAGAGGCCGCGTAATGGCTGGTTCCGTCAATAAGGTCATTCTCGTCGGCAACCTGGGGCGTGATCCTGAGGTGCGCCGTCTCGGCAACGGCGAGCCTGTCGTCAATCTTCGCATCGCCACCTCCGAGACCTGGAAGGATAAGGCGACCGGCGAGCGCAAGGAGAAGACCGAGTGGCATTCGGTCGTGATCTTCAACGAGCACATCGCCCGGGTGGCCGAGCAGTACCTGAAGAAGGGCGCCAAGGTCTATGTCGAGGGCAAGCTGCAGACGCGCAAATGGACCGACCAGCAGGGCATCGAGAAGTGGACGACCGAGGTGGTGCTGCAGCGCTTCGACGGCGACCTGACCATCCTCGACAGCCGCCGCGACGGCGCCGGCCGTGACGATCAATACACCGAGCAGCAGAACGAACGCTGGGGCGGCAGCACAGGCTACGGCGATGCCAAGAACGGCAATCCACCCAGCAGCGGTGCCAGCTTCAACCGGTCTGATATCGACGACGACATACCGTTCTAGGGCATCAGTCACGGCCGCCGTTCAAGGAATCCCATTCATGACCCCGACGTATGTGCCCGCAACCAAGGAACAGCAGGATGCCTGCAACGCTCATTGGGCCCGCATCAGGAAGGGGCTTCCTCCTCTCCGTTTCCCGCCTCTGCCTCCCGGGATTTCCATCGAAGTAACTGCGGACGAAGCCGCCGACGTTGAACGATTCAAAACCCGTCGTCGCGAGGCACTGTCTCAGAAGGCTTCCTAAGATGACCACCACGGAAAACACGGCGAAGATGACGACCGAAGGGAGGAAGGATGTCACAAAAACCCCTCCCTCAGAGGCAGACCATGCGGAGCTGGTGGAGTACCTGACCGCCTATGCCGACGATGAGAATAAAACGGCGCAAGCGAGGAAGCGAATTCGCCAAGCTATGTTGCTGATCTCATCTGCCGGCGAGCGCGAAGCCGCCCTCACCCACAGGGTGAAGGAACTGGAGGAGGAGATAGAGTGGCGTGTCCGTGATTGGCGCCATCAAGCCGAGAACAATTATCGAGCATGGCAAGCCACCTCTGCCCAGAACCAGCAGATGAGAACGGCGCTGGCTGACCTTGCGGTTGCTGAGCAAGACTATCGCCAGAAGCACGACCTTTACGGCGACGACGACATGCGAACCGGACGTGCCTGGGATCTGCTGCGACGTGCCGGTAACGCTGCTCGCTCTGTCCTCTCCGCCCTCTCCCTCACGGAGGAGAGCCGATGATCGAGGTCGGACCCAATGCCAAGGAAGTTCTCGAAACCCTGCTTATCGTGAGCGGTGTTTTGGGGGTCTTCTGGGCTATCGCGTACAGCAACAGGAAATCGCCCCATGACTGACCTCAAGACGAAGCTGGAACAGGCGAGCGAACTCAACGACACGCTATTCCAAGAAGTGCTGGATACCCTTCAGCCGGACATGACCCACGGCATCCGCGCCTTTTGGGAGGCAGGAGCCTGGGAGAACGCAGCCCTCGCTCTCGTGGAAAGGATGCTGCCGGGGTGGACTTGGTTGATCGACGCGACGGCTCCGAAGGCTGGCGTTGTTGCCTCGCTGTTAGACCCCGTCGATCCTGACGAATGGGTTGGCACAGGCGCAACCCCCGCCCTTGCCCTGCTCATCGCTCTCCTCACCGCTCTGACCACTGATGGAGGCCGGAATGGCTGATGTAAGGATGAAGGTTGCGACGATCCTCCAAGGCTATTTCGACATGGAGACGCCGAAGCAGCTCATTGATGACCTGACGGCGATCCTCTCGGCAGACACCGCCCCTCCACCAGCGGAGGGGGATATGTGCCCTCCTTCGGCTTCGCCTCATCGGGAAAGCTCAATGGCTGGCGCAGCAAGCCGCTATGTCGCGCCGCCCAAAGGAGAATAACAGATGGCTAACCATTGCATTGATTGCGATTACTGCGGCGAGGACATGCGGGGCACAACCATGCCCATGTGCAAGAGCCTTGAGCGGGCGAAGGACTGCTACCTCTATAGGCAGGCTTTCGTGGAGGCTGAGCGGGCGGCTCTGACTGAAGATTATGGGAACAACGAAGAGTTCCTGACTGACGAAGACAAGAAGTGGCATCAATCAGTCGTTGAAACCGCCAACCAACTGGACGCGTTTCGGTATCTCCGCCCCGAGGTCCTTGCCTTTGCTCACCTGATGGAGCAGCAGCTTCGCGCCAACGACCACAAGGGCGGATGGGACGAGGATCATCCCCGCGCCTTGTTATCCCGGCTGCGAGAGGAGACTGATGAACTCGATGCAGAAGTGCCCGTTCGTTATGTCGATGTGATCGGTGCCTGCAGAGAGCGGATCGCCAAGGAAGCCGCCGACGTGGCGAACTTCGCCATGATGATCGCTGACGTGTGCGGAGCCCTCTCCACCCCTGCCCCTGCAAGCGGGGACATGGGAGACAGGGCATGAGCAAGCTGTCCGACCTTGACCCGACCTTTGTGCCTGACAATCATCTTTATGGAACGACCGGACAGCTTCGTTTCCTCTGCCCTGCCTGCCGCCGCCACCCGATCAGCGTCAATGTCATCGAGGGGCCTCCGAACGGTCCATACCACGGCATGGATGGCACCCCGCCTGATTGGGATAGGATCTCGATCCATCCGAGCATTGACGCCAGCAACGCAAAGGGCATCGGCAAGCATTGCGGCTGGCATGGCTTCATCACGAACGGAGAAGCGAAATGAGCCAGCCGAAAAACACCCCAGACACCGGGGGAGAGTATGTGAGGGTGCCGAGGGAGGACTTGGAAAAACTCAAGATCAAGATCAGCGGCGGCCTCTGCTATTTCACGGCCGATGCAAAACACGCGCAGCTTTCGGATGCAATGAAGGCTGTCGAAGCCATGCTCGCCCTCTCCTCCATCCCATCCCCTGCCAGGGATGCCGACACCGTTCAGATCCCGATGAAGCCGACGCCAGACCATTTGGACGCGCTGCGCGAAGGGCTCGTGGACAATTGGCGGCTAGAGTTCCATCCCGAGAAAGCCTACGCGGCCCTCGTGAAACTCACCTCCCCCAAGGAGACAAGCCATGGGTGAAGGGAATATGAATTGCCCTCCGTCCTCACTGCGTTCGTCCTCGGGAAAGATCGATCAGCCAGAGCAGCAAGCCGCTATGTGGCAGCCGATCGGGACGGCGCCGAACGACCGTTACATCCTTGTCTACGAGCCAGAGTTGAACCTCGTCAGCATCGCGACGCAAGGCAAGGACGGACGGTGGTGGGATGACGGTAATCTGTGCCATCCCACCCACTGGATGCCCCTCCCTCCCCCTCCAACTCCACGGGGGAACGAATGAGACAGGCAGAGACCTCACGGCTGCTGACCCGCGAAGAGGCTGCCGAGTAACCGCCAGAGCCCGCTTTCCAGCCATGTCCTCCACCCGCCCCGCCATCAAGCCGCCCGAGCGGCCTCTCGATCCGGACCTCGTCCGGCTCATAGAGGCTCTTGCGGAAGCGAACGCGCTCCGCGATCATCGCGCGGCAATTGCGGCTCGCGAGGCTGCGGGGAAGGCAAAAGGACCATGAAGCGCGCCGCGATCTACGCCCGGTACTCGACAGACCTGCAGAACGAGCGCTCCGTCGAAGATCAGGTCGCCCTCTGCCGCGCCTATGCCGAGCGCGAAAGGCTCCAGGTCGTAGCAACCTTTGACGACCGGGCCCGCTCGGGCGGCTCCATGCTGGGACGCGACGGCCTGATCCAGATGCTCGCCCAGGCCAATTCCGGCGCCTTCGACGTGATCGTCGTCGAGGCCCTCGACCGCCTGTCCCGCGACATGGCGGATCTGGCGACCATCCATAAGCAGCTGAAGTTCAAGGGGATCGAGCTACGGGCCGTCCATGACGGTCGCGCCGATACGGTCCTCATCGGCCTTCGCGGCTTGGTTGGACAGCTCTTCCGGGAGGACGGAGCCAAGAAGGTCCGGCGGGGCATGCAGGGGGTCGTGAGGGACGGGCGGCATGCCGGCGGCAAGCCCTATGGCTACCGCACCAGCGCGACGAGGGGCCTCCTCGAGATCGATCCTGCGCAGGCCGCCGTGGTGCGGCGGATCCTGACCGAATATGCCGACGGCCGTCCGCCGCGGGAGATCGCGGGCGACCTGAATCGGGAGGGTATCGCTCCCCCAAGGGGGCGCACCTGGAATGCCTCCACGATCAACGGCAGCAGCCAGCGGGGGAATGGGATCGTTCGCAACGAGATCTATATCGGCCGGATCGTCTGGGGGAAGGTCCGCATGGACACCAACCCCGAGACCGGCCGTCGAATCTCACGGCCGGCGGATGGTTCAGAGGTCATGACGGCGGAGGCCCCGGAGCTGCGCCTGGTCGATGACGCGCTCTGGCAGAGGGTGCAGGCCGTCAACGAAACCAAGGCTGCGCTCAAGTCCCACCAGAAGCGCCGGCCACCGCACCTGCTCTCCGGCCTGCTGCGCTGCGGATGCTGCGGTGCGGGAATGTCCGTCCATGATCGGGACAAGACCGGAAAGACCCGCGTCCGCTGCTCGGCCGTGCGCGAGAGCGGCGTCTGCACGAATCGACGGATCATCTACCTGCCAGCGATCGAGCGGGCCGTGGTCGATGGCATGAGGGAGCAGCTGCGAGATCCTCGCTATATCGAGATCTACGTCGGGCGCTACAACAGCGAGCGGCAGCGTCTCGCCTCCGCCGCCGTGAGGAACCGTGCCAGCCTCGAGGCGAGGCTCGCCGAGCGGCAACGCGAGTTCGACCGGGTGATGAACGCCTATGTCAAAGGGTTCATCACGGAGGCCGAGGCGGAGCAGAAGATCCCGGAGTTGCGCAGGGAACGCGACCAGATCGCCGCCGAACTCGCGGCGGCCGGAGAGGACCCGAAGGTGCTGACCCTGCACCCCGGCGCGATCAACGACTATCTGAAGCAGGTCGATGAGCTTGCCGCGACGCTGGCTGACCATGCACACCAGGGCATGGACAAGCTAACTCAGATGTTCCGCTCACTCGTTCACAGCGTGACGGTGTATCCGAACGGACCACGCGAGGGATTTGAGGTGGAAGTAAAGGGCCGCCTGGCCGAATTGGTTGGCGGCGATTCCTTTCCCACAGGCCGTTTTAGTGGGGTGAACGTGGTAGCGGAGGAGGGATTTGAACCCCCGACACAAGGATTATGATTCCTCTGCTCTGACCAACTGAGCTACTCCGCCCCAGGCAGCGGGGCTTAGCCCCGCGTCAGGCAAGCGCGATATAGGGAAGATTGCCCCCGGGTGTCAAGGAAGACGCGCGGTCGAGCTGCGGATTTGTGGCAACCCGGTCAGCCGCGCGAAGCAGGAGCAGGAGGCGATCTGCCTTGAACCGGAACAGAGGATCCGCCGGGGTCTCAAGCAAGCCTCGGAGGCCGATCAGCCTTTGGCCTTCATCCGCCAGAGCTGGAAGCCATCGTTCGAGACCGCCTGCTCGATCACCTTGCGGGAGAACTTGTGCGGCGGCGCCTCGCGCGAATTGAGCGTGCCGGTCAGGCCCCAGGGCGCATACTTGGCCGGCAGCTTCGTGCCGGATTCGTCCGCTGCAAAAGCGTGGAGATCATCCTTGGCCTGGGAGGTGAACATGAAAAGGCGCATCGGAAGTGCTTTCGTGATTTGGAGGGCCCCTGTCCTCTAGATAGGGTCCGGACCGGAAAAGTCACCCCGACGGAATCGAGGCGCCGGGAGGTCTCTCAAGATTTCTTCTTGATTCTCATCAGCTTGAAGAAACCAGCCGGAAACAGGGACCTGAGCTCCACAACCTCCATGCGCCCCGTCCGGCGGGCCCAGTCCTCGACTCGGGCGGCCTTGAAGGAGGAGCTCCAGCCGATGGCCTTGGCCACGGGAGCGACCATCTCCTCCACCGCTGCGATGGGGCCGGAGGGCTGGCCCCAATGATTGGCCAGCACGATCTCCCCGCCTGGCTTGAGCACCCGCATGAACTCGTCGAGGGCCATCTCCGGCTCGGGAACCAGGGTGATGATGAACTGGGCCGTCACCGCATCGAAGGTTTCATTGGAAAAGCCGAGACGGGTGACGTCCATCACCTGCAGGCTCTTCACATGGGTGAGGCCCCGCTTCTCGACCTTCTCCTGGGCGCGGCGGAGCATGTCCTCGGACAGATCGACCCCATAGACCTCGGCGTGCTTCGGATAGTACCCGAGGGACAGCCCGGTGCCGACGCCCGCCTCCAGCACCTTGGGGCCGCAGGCGACGGCGGCGTTCACGGCGGCGCGGGCAGCCGGCTCGGTCAGCTTGTCGTAGACCAGGTCGTAGATCGGTGCCCAACGCGCATAAGCCTTGCGCATCAGGACGGTGGTCGCTCCATCCGTCAT